TTTTTAACCCTTTAATACTTTTTAAAATGGCTTTAACAGCACCCGTAGGCGGAACGGCAAACCGCCAAATCGCACCCGAGGGTAGTTACCCTGCGCGCTGCTATCAAATTATCGACCTCGGCACGACAGAACAAGGCGGTATTTATGCAGGCAAAAAACGCAAAGTTCAATTCTTATTCGAGCTACCAACCGAGAAAGCAGTATTCGATGAAAGCAAAGGCGAACAGCCGTACTATGTTCGCAGCATTTACACGCTATCGATGAACGAAAAGGCTTTATTACGCCGCGATGTTTCGGCATGGCTCGGTAAAAAGTTAACCGATGCCGAAGCCTCAAAGCTCGATATTTTTAAAATGCTTGGTAAAACGTGCATGGTAAATATTGCGCACGTTACCAAAGGCGATAACACGTATGCAAACATTATAAGTTTTGCGCCGCTTATGAAGGGCTACGAATGCCCAGCGCCGATTAACGAGGCGTTTACTTACACCCCGACCGCGCACGACCAACAAGTATTCGCAAAGCTACCCGAGTTTTTACAGGATAAGATTAAGGAATCGGACGAATATAAGGCAATGACAACGGGAAGTTTTAAAAACGATTTTATACCTAAAACGCAGCCACCTCAGAACTTTGAGGAACTACCCGACATCGACGATATTTTCGGACAAAAAGCGGCTAACGATTTGCCGTGGGATTAAATAATAAAGGGCGGCAAAGCGCCGCCCTCTAACCTACAAATAAATAAACATACATGAACACGCTTGCAAAGGTACAAATACCAATCGAAAAAATATACCACGCGATAAATTCGCCTCAAACCTTAAACGCTCAATCGATAGTAGCACGCAACACGGGCGGCGGCGAAGCGCTCTCGGTTCAAAATGTTAGCGAATACACCGCAATGAACGCCGCTGTAAAAGACGTAAGCGATGCGGTTAAGGCAATCGAAGCCGCCCGTAAAGAGGTAACCACACCGCTCGAACATTTCAAAAAAGAACTTATTAAACTCGAAAAGGATGCCACCGCGCCGCTACTCGATTTTATCGAAGATGCTAAAAAGCGCATGGTCGAATACCACGAACGGCTCGAAGCCGAACAGGAAGCAGCCGAAGAGAAGCTAATAGCCGAAGCCGCGCAAAGCATGAAAGAAGCCGAAGCGGTTAGCGATGTAATCGCAGCGTTTACCGATAAACTTTACGCCACAACAGTAGAAAATAACCAAACGAAAAACATACGCAGCACAATTAAGGCGCGTGTTAACGGCGAAGTTAACTGGGTGAAGGTGCTTTCGGTTCAATTCGCATTTAACAACCTGAAGCCCGAAGATTTACTAAACGGCTTGCCCAAAGCAATGAAGGAGCTGGGCGTTGATAACATCGAAGGTATTGAGCTTTACGAACATAAAACGCAAGTAATCCGATGAGAATAGACGATAACACAGCAATAGTCGAAGATAGCTTCGGGAATGGTATAATCGTACGCCGTGGGGGTAACACCCTACGGCTATCGATTCGGCTTGCAAGTCAAAAAAACGAGCGGCAAATTGGAACGATAGATATGCCAACGCGAACACTAACCATAACACGCAACCGAGCAAAGCACCTATTAAACAAGGGCAAGGCATACGGCTTAAATCATAAGTTAATCGCTGACGCTACGCGCTTCGATACGGTGCGCATCATTGACGATTACGCAAGCTGGAGCGTACCGCGTGAGTACATACTCGAAAACGGCAAATTTCTTTTATTTGCAAAGCAAGGCTTCGAGCTTCAAATATTTATTTCACTTGAACAAATCGAAAAATTTAAGCAATGAAAAGGCAAACAGTAACCGATTATTTATACAATAAAGTGATGGACGTTTTTGTTAAATACCACGAAGAAGATGTACCAACTATCGATTTCGGCGCAGTAATAACCGAGGCGTTTATAACAGCCAAAGCAATGGAAGAACGGCAAATTATCGACGCACACGATAGCGGCTACATTGACGGGCAAGGGCAAAAAAATATGTCAGCCGAACAATACTACAACGATACTTACGAAGTATGACACGAGACGAATACATTAAACACCCAGCCACAAGCGCAAGCCGTATAAAACGATTTTACACGGGCGATATAAGCTACGTTCAAAAGGCGCTAACCGAGGGCGCTGCGTTTCATTTCGATTTACTTGAGCAGCCCTATGAGCTTATGCCACCAAACACGCAAAACGTTTATAATGCGATTCACTCGGTCGAAATGTTAGGCGAACTATTTGATAAGTCAGAACACGAATACATTACCCTAAACACGGTAACCGTTGGCGGCATAACAGTCGAAGGTAAAGGCATGATGGATTTATGCTGGTTAGAGCGCGGTATTATTGCCGATGTTAAAACAACGAGCGCAAAGAATATAAAAGCATTCGCCACTGATATGGTAGCACATTGCAATCATGTGCAAGCGGTTTGGTATTCGCTTTTGATGGGCTTTGACCCTCGGCAGTTTTACTATATCGGAGTGCCGCCAAAGGTTAAAAAGTCGGGTAAGTTTACCGACCTCTATTTGTACCGTCATAACGAAGAAGAAATTGCAAGCGCAACGGATTTAATAATTAACTACCTGAACCATGAAGGAACGCGTTAAACAAACGAAATTCGATTACCTAAAGCTAATTAGTCAACTCGATAGGCTGATTAAATGGATGCCTGAAACGGGTGTCGGGTATCAAAAAAAGTTAACCAAGTGCGCGGAATTTTGGTGGCTGCATAAGGGAACGATACCAGCGAGTACAATAGCAATACTTTTAAAAGTTGAACGAACCGATTTAATAAACTTACTCAATGCGCAAATCATCGAAAGAGGCACTTACATACGCTAACGACCTCGGCGACCTAACAGAGTTTATCGGACACACTTACAAAAACGTAGCCGCTTATCTTTTATCATGCGGCTTCGAATACCTCGAGTGCTGTTTTAAGTATCGTAAGGTGTTTAACGACCACGAAAACAATCGAAGTATATTAATAGACCTATACGACGAAACAACCGAGCTTAAGGGGCGCGTTGAATACATGATAGTTTGTAATAGTATTTACAAACGATGAAACGCCGCCCGCCACGCGAAAGCGATATTTATACTGCCATTGCCCGTTACATGAGCTTAAAGCACCCCGAAATACTTTTTAGGTTTGACTTTAGCGCAGGAACTAAAATGAGCATGGGGCAAGCAAGGGTTCACAAAAGCATGAACCCGCATCGAGGCTACCCCGATTTATTTATCGCCGCCCCGCGTGGAAAGTTTAGCGGTTTATTCATTGAAATCAAAAAAGGCGATTTTAACCCGTTTAAGCGCGATGGAACGCTAAAGCAAGACGAACACCTTACCGAGCAATTTAAAGTCCTTACGCGGCTTAAAAAGGCAGGTTTCGAGGCATTGTTTTGCTCGGGGTTAGGTGAGTGTATAGAAACGATTGAAAAGTATTTGAATCAATAAATTTTGTATATTTGAATGTTCAGAGGTCGAAGCCTGAATGTAGTTTCAAAAATCTTGAAGCCCTTTGATGGCTGCGAGGCAAGGTTTAACAACCGAGCCGCTTCGACCGCAGCCGCCAAAGGGCGTTTTTTTTATGAAAAAATCATTTGTACTATACTGCGACACTTTTGATACGCTCCAGCATTTAAGCGATGAGCAACTGGGTAAGCTAACCCGAATGATATTTGAATATCAAATAAGCGGCATAACACCCGAAACAAATAACCCGTTATTTATTGCCTTTGGCTTTATTAAATCGAGCTTAGATAGGGATTGTGTAAAGTATGAAGAAAGAGCCGAAAGGTCGCGTGAGAACGGCGTTAAAGGTGGTCGACCAAAGAAGAACCAAGCAGGTAAAAAAGAAACCCAAAAAACCCAACGGGTTATTTCAGAACCCAAAAAACCTGATAGTGATAGTGTAAGTGATAGTGTAAGTGATAGTGTAAATGAAAATGTTAAAAAAGAAAATAGGGTTTTTAAATCAGTTATTGAAATAAGGGGTATGACATTTTTTGAAAAAAGCGAAAAAGTAAACGAAGCCTTTAAAGATTTTTTGATTAATCGAATAACGAACAAAGATTATCCGACTACTTTAGGTATTAAATCTTTGATGAAAAAAATGCCTCAAATTTATAAAACAGAACAGGAGGCACTCGATGGAATCGCACGAAGCATTGAGGGTAACTATAAAGGCTTATTCGAACCAAATAAAAACAACAATCCTAAACAACCTAAAACCTCAACAGTAACACGCGCCTCGATGGGGCTAAAGATGCAGTAAGAAAAAATATTTTTAAAATAATTTAGAAAAAGTTTGCAGAATCAAAAAAGAGTTGTATGTTTGCTGCATCAAACTCTTAAACACTTACACAATGACAACTTCAATTTTAACTACAAAACTTCGAAACGGTGTAACAGTATTAGCAAAAGCTGATAGGTATGGCATAAACGCCGTAGGTTACTCAAACCTAACACAAGCTAACGCACGCCAAATTAAACTTTCTTTAGAGGGTATTGATTGCTCGGTATATCGCACACCATGTAATATGTCGGTAACATACATTAAAATAAATAACTAATCAAAACGGGCGGTTAACAGCCGCCCAACTTTTAAACCTTTAAACACTCAAAATATGCTTTACGTTAGAACACCATTACACGGAAATGAATACAAGGTATGCGACGAAATTACCGACGAAGTAGTCGCAGTATTCTTTAACCAACAAGACGCTATCGATTACGTCAACTGGAAAACAAATAGGCAAGAAATATTTTAGGCGGTTAACAGCCTCCCAACTTTTACCGCATGAAACCACTACCAAAAATCGAGCAGGCTTTAATATTCCTTTGCCTAAACGCGGACGAAAATTATAAAGAGATAATGCCGCAATTAGGCGAACATCTGTTTCAAGATGCCACCGCGCTAAGTTGTTTCAAGCTCATTAAGTCAATTATAAAAGACGAAAAGAAACCGACGCTCCTAACCATTGCTCAATACAACAAAACCGAAAAAAGCCTAACGCCTCAAAACATTTCGCAGCTTGCAAGCTGGGGCAATGAGTTATCGTACAACGAACCCGTTAACGATTACATCGCAATATTAAAAGACGAACACATTAAACGCTCCGTTAGCTCAATACTAACCGAGCAAGCGTTAGGTATTGGAACGATGCGCAGCGGCGTTGAAACAGCAACCGAAATAATTAAACGCCTTAACTCTTTAATTGAAGAGGGTAGCCCGACCGATAATATCATAAACATGGCTCAACTATCCGACGAAGAAAGGCAAGCATATTACCGCCGAGCCGCTTTGTATCAGTCAGGGCAAACGAGCGGCTTAAACACAGGCTTAACCGCCTTAAATCGTTTTACGGGTGGCTTTCATCCCGAGCTAATAATCTTAGCTGGTCGCCCGTCGATGGGTAAAACAGCCCTCGCACTATTTCACGCGGTGCAGTTTGGCGAGGCGGGCGTTTATTTCAACCTCGAAATGAATCGTAGCCAGTTAGCGCAGCGCCTTATATTGCAGCACGGCGAAAGCCTCATTAATAGCGCACGCCTGCGCGATGGTAACCTAACGCAACCCGAGTTGCACGCGTTTGAGCAATCGATAGGCAAAACAGAACAGCTCCCTATTTTGATTTATGACAAAGCGCGTTGCGGTGTTCATGAAACGGTAAGGATATTGCGACGTGAGGTGCGTAAAAATCGTTGTAAGTGGGCTATAATTGATTATTTGCAGTTAATGACTATTGAGGGCTTTAAAGGCGGTAATCGCGAAGCTGAGGTAGCTGAGATAAGCCGAACGCTAAAAGCCGCGCAAAAGGAGCTTAACATACCGATTATCGCACTTGCTCAATTGAGTAGGCAAGTTGAACAACGAGCCGATAAACGACCGATACTTTCAGACCTTCGCGAGTCGGGTAGCATCGAACAGGATGCCGATACCGTGATGTTTGTTTGGCGACCTTCATATTACGCGCTTAATGAGGATAACGGAACGCCCTATACGAACGATGTATTTTACTTATTCGAAAAGCATAGGCAAGGCTCAACGGGTGAAGTACGTTTTAAGCATAATGAAACGCTAACGCATTTTAGCGATAACGGCGGCAATACTGGCAGCACCTTTTTACCAGTTAAGGAAACCTCAATACTACCTAACGAAACATTTGATTTTACGCCGTTTTAATGACCACCGAAGAACGCATAATCGATTACATGACAAACTATGAACCCGAGCAAGGCGAATTTAAAGAAGGCGTTACGCATTACACCGACACCCTTAAAACACATCGAAGCTATGCAGCGCAATTAATCAGCGCGCCGCGCACCTCGATAGCCTACCGATTGTATTTAAAACGCTCGCTCGATTGGTTAAAGCTCCTAAAAAAACACGGTATTAATTTGCAAAACATAATCAAAAAATGACTATATTTGCAGCAATGGAAGCAACACCGAAACCGATTTCGAAGCGTGGTGGTCGCCGTGAGGGTGCTGGGAGGTCTAAGCAATACGGCGAACAAACCGCTACGTTATGCTTTCGCGTACCGCAAACGCACCGCGAAAAAATTACGGCAATGGTTCGCGCATACCTCGAAGGATTAAAGCTCGAATACAAATCAAAGAAACACGACCCCGAGTATGGATGCTAAATTGTTAATCATACCGTGTGCGATTGAATCGGTAGCCACGCGCCGCGATAAAACGATTAAGGTAACAATCGGAACGCAGGAACTAACGCCCGAACAAACCAGCGCGTTATTTAGTCAATGGATGGGCGGCGTAGGTGTTATGGCATTTAAGGGCGAACAATTCAATTACAACGACGAACAGCTTTTAAATAACCTTAAACTCGATGCCGCCGAACTCGGAAGCAAAACACCGAGCCAGCGGTTACGCGCAACGCTTTACGTTCTGTTTGAACACGCGTCCGAAGGTCATAAGGATTTTAACGGCTTTTATGCGGCAATGATGGAGCGATTTATTGAAATGGTTAAAAAACGAATCGATACTTATAATTTGTAATTTTGTAATACTATGCCACTATTTCAAGGAGATACGCAAACGATTATAAGCATGAACATTCGCAAGTTAGTTAGCGAAGGTTATTCAAACGAGCAAGCCGCCGCGATAGCATACGCTGAAGCCGAGAAATACCGCAAAGCAAGAAACAAGAAATGAGCGTACAACTAATAAACATATCCGAGCTAACGGTTAACCCGAATAACCCACGCATTATTAAGGACGAAAAATTCGATAAGCTGGTGCAATCGATTAAGGAGTTTCCCGATATGCTAAAATATCGTCCGATAGTTGTGGACGAGAACAACGTTATATTAGGCGGTAATATGCGTTTTAAGGCGTGCAAAGCTGCCAAGCTAAAGCAAGTGCCAGTTATGAAGGCAAGCGAGCTTACAGAGGCTCAAAAGCGCGAATTTATAATTAAGGATAACGTAAGCGGCGGCGAGTGGGATTGGGCGGTGCTTCAAAACGAATGGGACACCGAACAGCTCGATGCGTGGGGGGTGGATATACCCGACTTCGAAGATAACATGACAAACAACGAAGATTATGAAGGGTTAGACCAATTATCTAAATTAGATAAGTTTATGAATGCAGAATTAAAAAGAATGTTTTTGGTTTATGAAAACCAAACATTTGAAAAGGTTGTAAGGTGGTTTGAAGAAAAACAAACAAAATACAACTGCGAAGACAACAGCACGTTAATTTTAAAACTAATGGAAAATGAAAACATTTGAGCTTACTAAAATACGTGATTGTAGCGAACTAATAAAACAAACGCCATCAAAAATCGGTTACAATACTTTAATTGATAGCGATACTATATTTACAAAAAACGGCAAAAACGTAGGGGTATATATAAAAATAAAACACGAATTGATTAACGAAATAAGGAAGGCGGCTTTGGAAACAAAATATGTTAAAACATATAGAACTCGAAGGGCTTTACCTACTCAATCAAGTGTTTTTGGTTCGCTTCCAAGAATTCCATTAAGAAATGATTATTGTAGGTTTTCTTCACAAACAAAAAACGAAAAGAAAAATACTCAACGTTTATTTACATTTATGGAAGTGTTAACAGGCATATATAAAAAATACTTGCCCGAACAGTATAACCATGATTTAAAAGTAATAAGCGAAAATGTTAACCAAGATTACCTATTAAAAGAAAACCAACCTTTTGCAACCGCAAACATTAATGTAAACCACGCTATAAAGTACCACAAAGATACGGGCAATTTTAGGGGAAACTTATCAAATGTATTAATTTTAAAAAGTGGTATTAGCGGCGGGGAACTTGTTTTCCCTGAGTACGGTTTCGCGCTTGAACAAAGCGACAGCTATCTATCAATTTTTGACGGGCAAAACGAAATACACGGAGTAATGCCAATTGCCAAAACGGGCGAAAACCCATACCGCGCATCAATAGTGTATTACACTTTAGAAAACATGAAGCATTGTTACCCTTTTAAAATGGAAGTCGAAAGGCTGCAAAAAGTAGCCACTAAAAGAGCTGCAAATAGGGCAAGCAACAAAGACCCAAGGTCAAAATAATACAGCGAAAAAACAGCGATGCCAAAGCCTGAGAACATAGAGCCACATAAATTTAAGAAAGGGCAAACGGGAAACCCTAACGGGAGACCGCGTAAGCTGCCCGAACTTGATAAGCTATTAGCCGATGTGTTAGGCGAGGAAAAGGACGGCGTAACAGCGGGCGAAGCGATATTAAAAGCAATACGCGCACGCGCCGCTAAAGGCGATGTAAGGGCTGCGGAGCTATTGTTAGACCGTGCATACGGTAAGCCGAAGCAAAGCATTGATAACACCATCACCACCACCGAGCCGCTTGTTATCATTCGCACCGAACCGAGTAAACCAGCCGAATGAATTTTACACTAACTGAAACACAAACCACAGCCTTCGACATGGCGACCAACGGGGACAAAAGAGTAATTGTCTTCGGGGGCGCTATACGATAACCGCCCCCGCTCGAAAGTGTGGGGGCAAAGATTCGCGGCGGTAAAACGTATTGGCTTCTATTAACTCTAACATCACTTTGTTTAACATATCCTCGCAGCCGTTGGGCGATTATTCGTAAAAGCCTACCCGATTTAAAGCGTACCACGTTCCCGAGCTTTGCCTCAATAATGATGGACGGCGTAAGTAGTTACGTTAAGAATTGGAATAGGGAAACGAACGTTATAACTTTTACAAACGGTTCGGAGCTTATGTTTATGGCAGAATCGTTTGACGACGATAAAGACCTTAACCGCTTTCGAGGTTTAGAGATTAACGGCGCGGGCTTAGACGAAGTAAACGAATTACAGGAAGTAACATTCTACAAAGTTCAGGAACGTATAGGCTCGTGGAATAAGGCACATGGTAAACCGCCTATCGTTTGCCTCGCAACGTGCAACCCCGCTCAGAACTGGGTTAAGTCAATTATATACAACCGATACCGCGAAAACACATTGCCCGAACGTTGGGCTTACATACCGAGCCGAATAACGGATAATCCACACATCGCGCCCGAATACCTCGAAGCGCTAAAGGAATTACCGCCTATTCAATATGCTCGATTCGTTGAGGGCGATTGGGACGTACTCGATGACGTTGCAAACCCGTTCTTATACGCTTGGAGCGACGAAAAGCACATCGACGATAGCGTAACACATAACGCACACTTACCGACGTTTATAAGCGTCGATTTCAACATTAACCCGTTATGTGCTTTGGTTATTCAAAACGTTGGCAGCACGGCTACGGTAGTGGATGAAATAAAGATTGAGCGCGGCTCTATAGATGCGTTCTGCGATGCGGTCGAAGCATTGAACATACCAATGGGCTTAATACGTATAACAGGCGACGCAATGGGCAAAGGCGGCACAATACAGGAGCGCGATAACTCGAGCGCATACATTCAGATTAAACGCCGCCTCAAGTTAGCCGATAATCAAATAATAATACCAGCGAACCCGCGCCACGTTAACAGCCGTATTGATTGCAACACGGCACTAAAGAAACTCGATATTCGCGTAAATAGTAAAAACTGCAAAGGGTTCGTTTTCGATGCTAAGCAAGTACAATGCAACGCGGACGGGCAAATAATAAAGAGCAATAGAAAAAACATTACGGAGCGTGCCGACTTTTTAGATTGTTTTCGTTACTTTGTAAACGCAATTCTAAAGCGATACCTATGAGCGTTTGTTCACCTTGCTTCGATTCAGGCATTCAAGTAGCTTACTGTAACGGCGGTATAGCGTTTGGATTTGTAGAACCCGAAACTAACTACACCATAACGCTAAAACACAACGCAACGAATAAGCTGCAAGTGTTTAACGCCGAATCCGATTTGGATGGGCTGCTAACCATTACGGGAGCGAAGATAGATAACGGGCAAGGCTACACGCTCGAGTTAGCAGGCTGCAATAAGTTTACGATTTGCGAAGTCGAATACGATTGCATTAGCTTTAGCGTGGCTAACATTGAAATAATCAGCGAAGAACCCGAAGTAATTAACTTAATGGAATGCGTAGAATGCAACGGATAAAATCAATATTACACGGCTGGTATCTTTGGGTAACATCGAACAAGGAAGCGAACGCGCTAAGTGATACGCGAACACCTATTTGTAACTTATGCCAACATCGCAACAAGGCTTTAAACCTTTGTACGGCGTGCGGTTGTTTCTTGCCCGCTAAAACGCGGGTTAAAGATGCTGAATGTCCACACGACTACTGGATATAAAAATGACTGGGTTCATCCTCTGCCAAGCGTTCTTGAGTGAATCGCTCGATACCGAGGATGAAACCCTTCGCGAATTAACCGAGCGCGATATTGGGTTCGTAGAGGTGCTGATAAACGTAAACGATATAAGCCACGTTTTTAGCGGCGAGTATGAAGATTCAATAATTCAACTGCGTAGCGGCAATATCATAAAAGTAAAAAATGACATCGACCACATTATCCAACAAATTAGGCGGGCGACTGCGCTCAATATTTTCGCGCAATAAGGCAAACCCCGAGTTACCTAAATACAACTTAGTCCAGCTATTCAGTAAAGACGGCTTTAGCTATTACCGTTTCCCAAAAGAAACCTCGTTACCGCTCGAACGCTTTGCAATGAGTATGAGTTTACTCGAGCGATTAAGTAGCGGGCTTTCGGGTTCTGAGATGGAAGCAATACTAACTGAAATGGAAAAGGCTTTAGGCGCTGGTTTAACGAACCCGCGCAACGCCGCGTTAGTTGCTACCTACATACACGTTATTCGTGAAAGGCAAAACACGGTAATACACCGCGACCTATTGTTGAACATTGCCGCAACGTGGGTAATACGCTCGGACGAAAACCCCGCGATTATAAACCCCGATATTCACGAATCGAAACTAAAACTATTTGAGGCGATGGCAGAGGAGGGGTCGCACGATTTTTTTACAGGTTTGGATATCGAGCCGCTGAAACCCTTGTTACGTATGTCGCCCGACGAGTTAACGACATTATGGGATTACAACCGAGTCCAAATACAAAAGCTGCACGAAACCTTAGCGGCGTTGAGTTCTCACCGCGACGACGGGCAAAGCAAGCGCAAGACAAATTTAGGGAGCAAGTGATGCACATCGCGGGCGGTAACGTTCTCGAGTTTAAAGAATTAATGCAATCCGATATTGACGTTTTTTTGATTAAATTTGAGGTGTTCTATAAGCAACACCAAAATGGCTGAAGTCTTAATCAAATATAAAGCCGACGCGGGCGACCTCGAGGCGATTGTAAATAAGATAAACAAGGTTAACGACGATGTAGTTAAAAGCGCAACGGAGTCGAGTAAGCGGGTTGGTGATGAATTTAAAAAAATAGGAGCGACCGCAGTAAACGCTTTTGCTAACCAACAATTAGCGGGGGCGGTTAAAAACCTCAATACTCAAGTTGCTGGTCTTACAACAGGGTTAAGACTAAACGTAGACGCTTTAAAAAAGTTTGATAGCGCAACAGATAATACCACCGATAGCTTAAAAGATTTCGACGAGGAAGTAAAAAAGACTAATAAAATATTAGTTCAATCGGCTCAAGACGTTGCAAAGTACGAAGATAGGCTACGCGAATTATCGGTCGCAGGGCAGCGCAACACAGACGAGTTCAAAGATATTGCGAAGGCGGTCGGCGAATATAAGTCGGCTATTATTGCAGCCGATAGGGCTGTTGATTTATACGCTAAGTCAACCGATGCCGCAACGGGTCGAATAGGCGAGCTTGAAGATAAACTATACGACTTAGCTTTAGCTGGGAAAGCGAATACCAAAGAGTTTAACGACTTGGTAAAAGAGGTTGCAACGGTTAGGCGCGCTGTAATTGAAACCGATGCGCAGGTCGATGCGCTTGCGCAACGCGGCGCTAAGTTAAAAGGCTTCGTTCAAAGCGTTGAATTAGTTGGCGTAGCTTTTCAAGCTGTCGAAGGCGCAGCCGCTTTAACGGGCAAAGAAAACGAAGAACTGCAAAAGACTTTAGTAAAGTTGCAGGCAATCATGGCTATAACCTCAGCGCTCGAACAAGGGCGCGTTATTATCATGGAGCAGCTTGCAGCTAAAACGGGTATCGCTGGTTTGGCAATGAAAGCCTATACGTTTGTTACCAACGGCGCTGCAACCGCTACTAAAATTTGGCGCGGTTTGTTAGTGGCAAGTGGTATAGGTGCTGTTGTGGCAATACTTGGAACGCTTGCCTCTAAATTCTTGGATAACAAGGAAGCGACAAACGAAGCAGCCGAAGCAGCAAAGGAGTACCAAAAAGCTATTGACGACTTAAATAGAACGGCTGCGCAATCAGCAGTTAAAGCGGGTAACGCTCAAATAGAATTATTACAAAAGCAAGGTAAAATAACCGAGGAACAGGCTAAACGCTTAATAGTTTTTAATGAATTGCAAACGGGCTTATCCGATGCCGCTGTTAGCGCTAAAGACAAAGAAACCGAAGCGCTTAAAAGGCTTGAAGAACAAAAAGCCCTCGATATAAAAACATTTGGTAAAGTTACTAAAGCAACCCAAGAACAATTAGGCAAAGATTTACTCGCTATTGAAACCGAAAGGAGTAATAAAGAAAAAGAGTTACGAGCGCAAGCCGAAATAGAAATAATAAACATAAGTAACGAGCGAAAAGAAAAAGAAAAAGAAAACGCAAAGAAAGCCGCTGAAGACTTAGCCAAAGCTCGCGAAAACTTAGCTAACTTAGAACTGGATGCCCTACAAGCATCTTTAGATGAACGCGAATCTATACTTAATGAAAGCAATAATAAAATTGCAGAACTTGAAAAGGCGTTTATTGATAGCAAGTTTAAGAAAGGAAGTGACGAAGAAATAAAACTACAAAACGCAATACAATCTATTAAGGAAGACGCGACAAAGCAAATTGCAGCTATTGACCAAAAGGCTTTAGAAGAAAAGATTGCAAAAGAAAAGGAAGCCGCCGAAAAGATTGCCGAAGAACAAAGAGCCGCCGCCGAATCGTCAATAAATACCCAAATTAATTTAGTTAAGGAATTAGAAATTGAACTGGGTAGTTCTTTGGAGCGCCGCGTTGAGTTAATTAATTTAGAAGCCGACCAGCGTAAGTTGTCTGCTACAAATAGTATTAAAGACGAAAAGGAACGAGCAAGTGCAATCGAGTTAATCAATGCGGAAACTCAGCAAAAAATAAGGGATGAACAAAAGAAAACAACCGACCAAGCGGTCAATGATGCTTTCGAGATTGCCGATGCGGTTGCAAATACTTTAGGCGCTATTGTAGAATTACAGGGCGCACAATCACAGGCGCGCATCGATGAAATAAATAATACAGCAACTTTAGAACAGGAAGCGATTAATAAGAGCTTAGAAAGCGAAGCCGATAAGCAGCGTAAACTCGATGCTTTACGCTTGCGCACAAGCCGACAAATAGCAGCCGAAAAGACAAAGCAGGCTAAATCAGAAAGGGCGTTAAACGTGTTTAAGGCGGTAATTGATACCGCAGCCTCGATAACTAAAACGGGTGCGCAGCTCGGTTATCCTGCGGCTATTCCTTTTCAAGTTGCGGCGGGTGTTATCGGTGCTACTCAAATCGCTACCATATTAGCGCAGCCGTTACCTAAGTTTAAAAAAGGGGGTATCGTAGGGGGTCGAAGCCACGACGCGGGCGGTACTATAATCGAAGCCGAGCGCGGTGAATTTGTAGTTAACCGCAACGCAGTAACGCGCCACCGTTCCGAACTCGACGCTTTAAACACATCGAGCGCGGCGTTTAAGCGTTTAATAGATGAGCGATATGTACGCCCTGCTTTAAATTACTACATGGGCAAAAAGGAGCGCGCTATTAACGTCAATGCTTCATTAAACAGTAAAGGCATGGAGAAAGAAATTAAAGGCATGAGGCGCGACCTAAAGCGTAATAAAACGATTGTAAATATTAACGGAAATGATTCGCGGTACGCATGGCATCTGAATTAAAGTTTTTAATCGATAACCTCGATAGGGGGCAACCATTAAACCCCGAGGACTTTGGTATAACAATAAACGAGGACGAAACAATAGGGGCGCGAATAGTTTCGTTTGATAATGAGCTAACGTTTGGCGGTGATGTGTTCGGCTACCTTTACGCTAAACTCGAAACCTCGGGATACTGCGAACTGGTTCGCGTAGAGGTGCAATACCTTTGCGAATCTAATGGCGTTTGGGAACGTTTAGTAGATGGTTATATAATTGCAACGGAGTCTAACTTTTTGCTCGATAGGTGTCAGGTTAAGACAAAGGTTTACGACGAAACGTTTAGCACAAAGATTAACAATAACAAGTCAATACCATTTTCGCTACGCCTTACAACATCGAAGAACGGTACGCCAATAACGCCACCAACTATTCGACGGCTCGATATATTCGACCCTGCGATGGGTACATGGTATCCTAATTTTACTTATGGGTATGGAGTTTACGATGTGTTCGCGCATTTAGTAAACTGCATGAGCGACGGGCTGGTAGATTTTGCCTCTAACCTTTTTGATTATACCGACCCGACAAACGACATACCAGTATACACGCAGGGCAATATGTTACGAACGCGCACCGATATTGAAATCTCGGCTACGTTTGAACAGTTGTATTTAACTTTAAAACAAAAGTTAAACCTCGGTATGGGTTTCGAAAGGCAAGCAAACGGGCGACCTTTATTGCGGATTGAACCCGTTAGCTATTTCCAACAATCAACAGCGTCGGTTAATCTTTACGACCAGCCCGAAATCGAAATGAAGTTCGATGTATCGAGGCTTTACGCTTCGGTTAATTTTGGTTCGTCGCCTTATTTATTCCCGAACGAGTGCAACGGGGGCGACGGCTTTTGTTTATTTCCGCAACCAGTATTTCAGGGCTTTCGTGATGAATCTTTTGGCTTCGTTGGTGAGTGCAATACATCGAATGTATTAAACTTAAAAACGAGCGACGTAGTGTTCGACCATAACGTTATCGAAGATATATTAAGGTTTCAAAGTCAAGACCACGAATTAACCCCTATAATAATTCAAAGCGATTACCGTAGCCGATTTGCGCCTAATTCATTTAGTGCGCGGGTTTATAATCTAACGGGGCTAACGATTCCATTTTACAACCTTAACTATTCTAACGAGGGCGTTTCGAGTAATTGGTTAAATGGCTTTCCTAATTCTTTGCAAGGTTTCTTTAATCAAGGAGACCCATTGTTAACGCCGTTTTTAGCGCGTGTAATAAACGCACCTACGCTACCTTCATGGGAAATTATAAATACTACATCAACTTCGTATAGTGAATATAGCGGCGACTTTATCCCGTTTAATAATGAGATTATAGACACGGGAAATAACTTTAACGTTCGAAGGTATCGCGTGCCGTTCTCGGGTATTTATACTTTTAACCTTTCTTTAGTTTCTTTACCAAGTGTAGGCAACAGAACTTTGATAGGAATTATAAAACGTTTAGATGGTTTGGGCAATGTTCAACAAGAGGTACAAGGTACACCCGTGAGCGGTGGCATTGCATTGAACACAACCGCAGCCGCTACCTTTTATTGTAATGAAGGGGATTTAGTTGTAGCTGATATTACAGGCGCTTCGAGCGTTGGACCTCAAATCGAAACTATTCAAATAAACGTGCTTTCGTTTTTTGAAGGCGAAGGCACAAACTTTCAAAGCCCCGATTTACAGCCCGTAGATATTAACGACGTGCAAGCCTATCTATACAAGTTTAAGCGCCCGTTAAGCATGGCAGAGATAAACGCGATAACAAGCGAAACATCGAAGCCTATTTTATTAGGGCGCAAAGATGATAGCCTCGCGGTTACGCCTACCTACATTAAAAACATTCAAATAGAATCAGTAATGCGCAAGGGCGCACAATTCGAGCTACGTTCTAACAAACTACTTCCATGAGTTACACATCCATACCAAATCAACCAATATTATTTAACAGCGTTTTACCCGAGCAATGTGAGGGCTGTAATAGTAATTTTGCGCAGCTTGCCGATTTTAATGACCAATTATTTTGGCAGCTCGAAGCGGGGCAATGTGGCGAGGTTGAGTTCTTTGGCGAAACATTGGTCGAACCTTGGACACAGGACGGCAGCACGATTACGGGCGGTGGCACAAGCACAGGCGGCTACATTGCAAGCTACTTGCGTTATGATGTGGTGCAAAATTTTATCGTTACCATAACCGTAAGCGATATTGTAGGCGTGCTAAGGGTAACAATAAACGGCGGCTCGTTTCTCGATGTATCAACACAAGGCACACACACGCTATATTTAACAACCTCTGACTTAACAAGCAATGCAGTTTTAATAGGCTTTAGCAATGGCACGCAGCCCTTCGATGGTTCATTCATTATCGACAGCGTTGTGCCAGTTCCAAACGGCGGCTTATTCGCTGGCATTGTGGATGCCGAAACGCTTGCAGTTGTTCAAGTGTTAGACCCTGTTATTACAACGAGCCAACAATATTTAACGGCTGCAATTAATTTAAGCGATTACGATATTGAGGCGGGCTGCTATCGATTAGCGATTGCGGACTATTGCGAGAATACTTGCGGGCAATACTTCATATACAATCCTTACTTTAATGGAGACCCTTTATGTATTGATTGCTTGCCTATCGGTTGGACTTCCGTTCCAACAGTAGGCTCGGATGATTGGGTCGTTGATGGTGGCGAAGCAACGATTAATTTAACCGCCTTAGGCAATTCGGCGAACCTTGTTTCAATTACTGAGCTTTGCGAGGATACGGATTACTATGTCGAAATAGAAGTCGAATCGATAAGCAATGCAAGATTGAGGTTTGCCGTTGATGGTATAGGCTACGGCTCTTTTATAACTACGGCGGGAACGTATAGCTTTACAATTACTGTAACAAGTGGCGGCGCGGTTAGTTTAGCAGGCTCGCAACTTGGGGCTTCACTCGATGGGGATATAGTTGTTAAGCGTGTAACGGTTCGAGCCGATAAGAATTGGGCTAAGTACGATAAGTATAGCGACCTTATAAGCATTGGAGATTATTCGGACGATTGCAGATTTTTTAAGATAGAAGGGTGCAACGGCGAAAACCAATTTGGATTAGGTTTTTATGGCACTTCGTTTTTAGCTGGTATTCGATTAGAGGGGCGACGATTCCAACCGCAATACGATACCGATACCGATTTATTTAGATATGCTTCGGGGCGTTGGCAGGCAAGTTATGTAGACCGCAAAAAGAAATTGAGCTATTATTTTGGGCGCTTGCCCGAATACGTTTTAGATTTTCTTTCGATTGTTTTCTACTTCGATAATTGTTACATAAACGGCGACTTAGTTTTCCCAGCCGATAATGAGTTCCCTACAATCGAATATGATAATGCAGACGATTTAGGCGCGTTAACGATAGACTTGTATAATAAGCGCGATAAGGTGCGTAAAACGGTTTGTGTTGGCGTGGATGCTAATTGCCTACCATCGATATTAGATAACGACTCAGAGCCGTTTATATTAACGCAGGATAGCGAGCGTTTAATTACGCAAGATGTGATTAACTTATATCAAGAATAATTTTGTAAATTTGTGTAACATTTGAGCAATCCATTTTAGGTGTCAGGCTTACGACCTATCAAACCGAAGCCGAAACAATAAACACCTTTTAAATTATGGGATGCGTTTCCTATTGCGATGTATCGCTACTCGAACATAATTTGGTGGACTGTAACGAGTACAAACTCGGCGGTGTTTCAGCGGTAATCGTTGGCGCTTGTAATGTAACCGTAGCCGACCCGTCGGACGCGGTAGAAATTGCAGCGTTGTTAGCGAGCGGTGAAGCCCGTTTGATTGAAGACATTCGTTTCGCTCTGCCTGCTGGTTCGCCTGTAACGGTAGATTCACCTATCGGCTGCGGTACGCCGATTCGTATTAATGAAGACCGCACCGCCACGCTATACGATGCCAACGTAACAGATGAGAATAACCTCTTTTGGAACGATGTAAACAACCGCCGTGTCGGTTGGATTATGGCTTATATGTGTGATAGCGGTAAGATTATTTTTATCGACCCGCCAGTTGGAATTACAACGAGCGCTAACTTTATTTTGCCTGAGCAGAATAACGAATTGCAGCGCTACGAAGTAACGTTCTCATGGCGCGATAAAGATATCCCAACTCAGTACAATGCACCAGTTGGAATCTTCAGCTAATTTATTGAACCAACAGAAGCACGCCCCGTCAAATGTCGGGGTTGTGCTTTTTGCGTTTGGTAAACCGCACTATTACGGCGCGGCTTATAACTTAGCGTTTTCTATTAAGCGTTTCAATAGCGAGCTTAAAATTGCCCTTTTCGTTGACGATACCGATAAGGTTTATGGCTACGCTCACGGGGTTGCGGATTACGTCGATTCAATAAATAAGATTAATCCCGAACACTTAACAACGGGCGGCAAGTTAGACCCCGCCAAACTTAAAATTAATCTTTACGATTATCTACCCTTTGAGCATAACATTTACCTCGATGTTGATGCCGTAGCGCTAAAGGATTTAGAGCCTATGGTTAACGAATTGATTAACGCGGGTAAACACTACATAAGCCATACCGTAGGCTATCACACCATACAGCAAGGGCGTGCAATACCTTCCATGCAATGGGCGTGGGCAGATGATATATGGCAGCATTTCGAATTAAGCGATACGGCTGTATTACCAGCGATTAATAGCTCGATTCAATACATATACAAGGGCGAAGCCTCTAAACGTTTATACGACACGGCTAAAGAGCTTTACTATAATAATCCTTTGCCCGTTAATAAGCTGCGCATGAAATGGGGCGGCGGGCAACCCGATGAGCTTTACATGAATATCGCGATGGCTAAGTTAGAAATAGACCCCGCGATTATTAGCGTAGGTCATACCGACGGAAGCGAAAACGGTTATATTCATTTTGCAATGCAGCGCCGTTTATCGTTCGAACAAATAACAGAGCGATTCTATTTACAATCGTATTACGGCGGGCAAGGATTTACACCCTTGTTTTACGTTGAGTGGCTCGATAGACTTTTAAAAAAATGGTTTGCCGAAAGTGGCAAGCAGCACATTCACTTCATAAACCGAATAACATCGAATAAGTATGCGGGAAACAAAAAGTAAAAAGGTAGTCGCAGCCAAAGCCGAAAAGCATATCGAAATTTACGGGCTTGAGCCACTACCCGAAAAGGTTTTAGTAACTACCGAAACATTTAGCGAAGTACCGCGCCACGGGTGGAATAGTGAAGCTGATGTGTGCGAGTTTATCGGTTCGTTGATTAAGATGCAAGGCGCTAAAGCCGTTTTAGAAATTGGTGTTTTTGAGGGTGAAACTTCTGTTAAAATGATTGAGGCGCTACCGATAGGCGGCTATTATGCAGGCATCGATATTAACGACCACCGCAAACATAAGTTAGAACGCAGCGGCATTGCTGTTGATTTTATTTTAGGGCAATCGATACCCGTGATAAAATCAATGCCAGCAAACCATTTCGATTTTATATTCGTTGACGGCGACCATAGTTGGGCTAACATTCTACCCGAGTTTAAAGAGCTTGAGCGCGTAATTGCAAACGGCGGTATAATTGCCTACCATGATACGCTACACATTACCGACGTAAGCGAGTTAATGCGCTACGTTAACCATTTTAACTATAACGTAGTTACGCTCAATACTTCCGAGGGGCGTGGCTTATCAATATTGCAGAAACTATGAAAGCACTAAACTTTTGCCGTTCTAAGTCGTGCGGTTCGCACGTTATCGTTAACCCAACTTCTAAAGCAGTCGCGTAATGGCATTAACACCCGAGGAAATCGACAAAGTAGTAAATCGTTTTGCGGCTAAGTTTAGGGGCTGGAGCGAAGCGAGTCGCAGTTCGCCGTTAAACCCAATAACAAAACAGCGACAAGGCGTAAGCCAGTACCCCGAGTATTGGGATGGGTATAACTACGCGGCTAAAATGTACGATAGTATTTTACCGCATACACGCCCCGACATTTATCCCGAACATTTGCTTAGTGTTCGCGCCCCGAATCAAACCGACGTACAAGCGCAATACATAAAGGCTAATTATAAGCCCACTACCTTAAGCGTATTTGAGGATTTTAAAGCAACGGTAAGCCGTGCTTTCGCCGACCAAAATTGGAGTATTAAATACTACCCTGAGTTAGACGAACGTTTTGGCGAAGATAGTTTCCAGCGGTTCGTTAACGAGGAAATAAAGAAATTTGGCAGCGTTGAGGCGTTTGTTAAAACGATGCTACCGACTTTAAAACTTGTAGACCCGAACGGCATTATCGCCATTGAACCCGAGGACGTAGAAACAGTTTCAAGCAAAAACGACGACAGCGAAGTTATAAGCAATGAGCTTTTAAAACCAATGCCGCATTACTATTCGTGTAAGTCGATTGTAGGGCAAAGATTTGGAGAATACTACTTAGTTATTACCGACGATTACAGCAATGTAAAAAGCGGTTCTAAGATGGAGAAAAGCGGTATCGTTTTAGAGCTTTACGACGATACCAATATATGGAAGATTTACCAAACGGGTAAAAAAGCCGATATGGAATTTAGCGAACCCGTGCTTTACTTTCAGCACAATTTAGGGTACGTTCCATGCCATAAGCTAATGGGTACGCCTCAGCTAATTAATGATGAAATAGCGTTTCAATCCCCGTTTATTACCGCCGTGCCTTTCTTAGACCAAGTGGTACTGGATGAAAGTTATTTACAAATAAGCAAAGCGACAAGCGCATTCCCGTTTATGGTGGCGTTGGGTGAGGTTTGCGACTTTATCGACCGCGAAGGTAATAAGTGCGTAGACGGGCAATTGTTCGACCCTATTAACGGCGGTTATCGTACTTGCCCTTCCTGTAGCGGTGGCGGTTTAAAGTCGCGTTTTAGCCCTACGGGTATGCTTTTAATCAAGCCTAAGACCTCAGTAAGCGAAGGCGATAGCGGTATAAGTGGCGAATACTTAAAGTTCGTTTCGCCGCCTATGGATACGCTCAACTTTTTGCGCGTTGAAATAGATAACCAAATGAAAAAAGCCCGCGCTATTTTACACCTACCAACGAGCGATAGTTTGGCAGGCGTTGGCGAGGGCGTAACGGCTACGGGTAGCTTAAATAAGATGCGCAGCTTATATGCGTTTTTAAAGCCTATTTCAGACCAGTTATTCAGCTTGTATGAGTTTATACTTGTAACAACGGGGAAAATGCGTTACGGCGACTTATTCGGGGGTGTTACGTTGGTATATCCTACGACCTTTGATGTAAGCACACCGAGCGATTATTTAGCGGTAATAGGTGAAGGTATCGCGGCGGGTGTACCGCCTTCGGTTACGTTTTCAAACGTTTACAATTACATTAAGGCAATCCACTATACCGACGAGGAAACGAGCGCGGTTTATGATTTGATTATAAACGCCGACGAACTTTTATTAATGAGTAGCGCCGATATTGCGGCGCGGGTTGCGAATGGTACGGTAGAAAAATGGCAGGATGTGTTACACTTTAGCGCCCCTCAGTTAGTAATGGAATTAATCCGTAACTATATTCCAACAGAGGAAGCCCCGAGGTTTACCGATTTACCGCAACAGGAGCAAGTCGTAGCGCTGCGTAACATTGCAGCCTCGAAGGTACGCGAGCAATTAGACCCAATACAAACCGCGCAACGCGATTTATTAAATGGCATCGCTTGACGAACTGATTAAAAAAAAGATTCGGTTATTCGAACAGATACCGAAGGATATGGCAACGAGCGCGGAACGTGCGCAGCTTGACGCGTGGCGAACCGTTGAGCCGTTGCTTCGCGATATGGACGTAGATAGCGACGGGAATATAACTCAAACGGATGCCAACATAAACCGAATCGGATTAATAGCCGACGAACTCAATAAGGTTTTAGCGGGTGGCGAATACAAAGACGCCGTTTCAAAGTTCCTAACTCAGATTCAAGAGGGCGTAAACCTATCAACTGAAATAGCGCAAAAGTTTGAGGCTGGTTTTGAGCCTACCGAAGCGCAGCGGCGTTTAGTTCAAATAAGCCAACAGAACGCGATTAATTCTTTTTTTGGTACTGGATTAAGGGAGCGTGTTACACAACCGTTTTTAGAGCAGCTAACGGCTAATGTAGCGGCACGCGCACCGCTTAACCAAGCCGTAAAAGCATTAAGCGCAACGATAATCGGTAACAATAACATCGACGGTAATTTATTAGGTCATATCAAAACAACCGCCTCAACAGCGCAAGCGATAGCCGACCGTAGTTTCAGCGCAGCCGTTAACGAGGAAGTGGGTATACAATGGTTTCAATACTTAGGGGGCGAAATACCTACGACGCGCCCGTTCTGCGAACATAGGCAAGGGCAAATATTCCACAGAAAAGAAATTGAGGCTTGGGGCAACGGTCAAAACAGCGCTGGCATAAATGATATTAGAAATGGAACTTGGGCGGGGCAAATAGACGGAACGGATAGCCGCACTATTTTTACGTTTGTTGGCGGTTGGAATTGCCGACATGATTTAGTACCGTACCCGCCTTCTAAAGTACCCGAAACGGTTAAGGCTCGCGCAAGGGCTGAGGGTTATATTGATTAATTGTTTTGCAATTTCAAATTAACTATCTTTGTGCTAAATGAAATACTTACTACTAACTGACGGCAAGATTATACACGCATCCGACGTTGTGGCAAGTAATCTAATGACACGCGGTGCGCGTGAATTGAAATTAAAACAAATAGAAACCCCTATAATTTATGGCAATGAAACCCGAGGAGGCGATGGAGTTAATCAAATTCCTAAACCTCGACGAAGCCGAAAGCCTCGAAACGGCGAAGGAGAAATTCCAAACGAATTGGATAGACCAAAAAGAACACGCCGCGACGCTCGGTAAACTTAACGGCTCAATAGCGAATGTTGTAAAGCGTGCATTTGAACCGTTTGGCGTTACGTTAACAGACGAAGATTTTAAAGAGCAAAAGAGCTTAGACGTAATTCGTAACGCAGCCGAACGCGCTAAAAGCGAATACGAAAAGCAGCGCGAGGAATGGGAAAAGAAATCGTCATCGAATGGCGCGGCTGAGTTAGTAGCTGAATGGGAGAAAAAACATAAAACACTTGAGCGTAAATACAGCGAAGTTGAGCAAGCGCGGCAAGAAGCGTTAACGCAGTTTGAAAGCTACAAAACGCAAGCCGCTGAAGAACAAAAAGCGATTAAGGTAAGCAGCGTATTTGAGCGCGAACTTGGTGCTTTGAAGTTAGACCCAACCGTGAATGAATACACGATTAAAGGCTTTAAATCGGCTATAAACGAAAAGTTTATTATAGACTTAGAAGATGATGGGAGCGCGTTTGTAAAAGACCGTAAGACGGGCGAACGCTTAAAATCCAAAGATAAGGCAGGCGCGTTTTTAGGTGTTAACGATGTGTTGATAGCCGAAGCAACGGCAGCGGGTATCATTCAAAAAAACCCACACGCGGGCAAGCCATTAAACAGGCAGGGCGCGGCTATCTTACCGCCGCTTGAGTTACAATCCGAGAAAAGAATTAAAGGCGTTAACCCTCGTTTTTTTGTTAAGTAGCCATGCCAATATACGAAGGTTATAACGTAACGGCATCCGACCGCGAGGGCAAGAAATACAAAGCCGTTGACGCTGAAGGAAACGAGGTGCATTTTGGCGCGTCGGGTTATCGAATAAAGGTAGGCACGGATGCGGGTAATAATTATTGCGCCCGTAGTAACGGCATCCCTTCGCCGCGTTTTTCTGCTAATTGGTGGGCGCGTCAACTATGGAGCTGCGAGGGTAATCGTTCGGTAAGCGATAAACCTTTTTTTGGTAAAATCGATTTACCTTAATACCTTTGTAACGTTCATAACGTGATTAGTATTAGGGTAATTAGAAAGGGCTGGTTTCGCTTCCAGTCCTTTTTTATGCTGTAAATTAAGCAGTTACAAAAAAAGTTTAAATAATTGTATGAAATAGTTTGCAGATTCAAATAATGTTTGTATGTTTGCAGAGTTAAACATTTAAACATTCACACTATGAACACAGCAAACCTAATAAACGAAAACAACGTAGCACAATTTAAGTGCAAAGTTTTAACGCTTGTATGCCCTGCATACGGAACGGCTAACTTGTTAAACGAAATTGAAACTGCAATGAGTATGTTTCAATATGAAAACGAAAGCGTTGAAACAATTGTTTTCGATTACTGCTTTTCTTGGCATCAAGATAAATATTCGATATAAGTTTTAGCTTTAACCTAACCTTCGAGCCTACCTAACAAGTAGGCTTTTTTTTATTTAATGTTTTGCGTTTTCAAAAAATTATTATATTTGCAACAGATAGTTGGGGGCTATCGTATAGAGCTTGGATATTACGTTTCGATATATCTGCCCTTAAATAGACCCCCCGCTATTTAGGGGCTTTTTTGTTCCTAACAGGCTGATGAACCGACCAGTTCAGCCGTGAGCATAGGCGAGGAATCGCAATCAAAAGCAGTCGTTAAAGAACTTATAAACTAAGGTATGCGTAGGTGCGCTGCAAACTCGAGGGGGGCAACACCGACCAAGTGCAAGGGGCTAAAGGCTCAAGTATACCGAGGGGGTTTGTTGAAATAGTTAGCGCGATTGAAAAGAAGGGACGAGCGGTTAACAACCTCAAATAAAAAAAAGGGGTACACGGGCAATGAATCTTTTAAGTACGATTAAAAATCGTTTAACTTCCTTGCACGGGAGAACCCCCTCGCTATGCTTTGAAATGAAAAAAACATTTCGTAAATTTACAGCGCTCAAATGACAAATTATTTTTAGGCGTGAATGTTTGCCGCCTGTTAAGTGCAAACGTTAAATTTAAAACCTAAAAACAAAATGTCAATTTCTCGCATTTTATCCGAATGCCCGAATGTGCAAATGAGCCTTTCGGAGCTTTTTATCGAAGTAGGTCAGCGCGAACAGCTACCTTTCCTCGAGTTCCTTAATTCACCTGAAAACGTAAAGCTAATCCGTCAAGAGGTTTCGACTGGAAACGGCAAGCTAAAAACCGTTGAGGCTCGTTGGATTCAGCGTTTACCTGAAACAGAAGTAGAAGAAGGTGGTAACATCTTAACTTGTACGGCTACCAACACCTACGGCGATAGCACCACTACGTACACGCTTGAAACGACCGACACGTATATCGCTGAACAATTGATTCAGGCTGATGCAATCGCCCGTCATTGTCAAGAAAACAGCCGTTACGTTCTCGAGTCTATCATGCGTTTAATGGACGTAATGGATAGAAAAGTAGCAAGCGCCGCAGCTACTCAAGCCGTTGCCTCTATCGGCAAATGGGGTACTGAGGTTAGCGGTTACTACACCGTATCGGGCGACTGCTTGCGCATTGCAACACGTCAAACAGGCGGGCAAGCATTGAACGAGTTTGCTTTGGCTGACATCCTTCAAGCTACGCGCATGGCTAACTACCCAGCTGCACCCGTTGTATTTGGTGGCGCTGAAATGCAGCGTTATGCTAATGCGGTGCAAGCTGGTTGCTGCACGCAATTCGGTATCGACTTGTTAGCGATTTCGCAGCAGAACGGTTTCGGATTCGCTTACGATGCACGTTTAGCAGCCGCTCAAGGTTCGCAGCTAAAGAACTTAGCAACGACCGCAGGCGCGATGCAATGGTTATCGTTCAATATGGCAGAATGGAACGCAGGTGTTACACCTGTGGCGGGTAGCAATTACAGCAAAACAATTGCTTTTACTCCTGCGGGTTTGCCTGTTGATTTAACCATGAAAGACGATTGCGGTAATTTGTCAATCGTATTGACGCATACTGGTAAACTCGTTACATTACCTGACGATATTTACGAAGCAGGCGACAAATACGCAGGCGTAAATTACGTAAACTGTATTGAGATTGCAAACCCGTAGCCGCGTCAGTAGGTTTATTATCGCAAGCCGATGAAGACCTATTGACGCAAAATGGATTTGATAATCTTGTAACTGAATAAGAGGGGTTTATTGCCCCTCTTTTTTTTTATCTTTGTGCTTATGTGCTACGAATCACTTTTAGGCTTACGCGATTGCAACGTCGCAGAACCTACGACGGGATTATATATCGACGAACTCGGTATAAACAATACCTTTTTAGGGCAACTAATAACCGACCAATATAACAACGGCGTTGAGTTGTTTGAGGATAAACGCGCCTTTGCTTGGAAAAAATTAAGCAGCGATGTTTTAACGCGGCTTAGTCCAATGATGAAAGCCGATACTATAATCGAATCGAAACGGGTCGGGCAAGTTGTTACCGATTACAGTAACATTCAAACCGCTTTAGGCGCTGGTAATTACGGCGGCATTCGTGTAAAGATAAGCCCGAACACGTTAAGCTATCTAAACCTATTTATAAGCGATTTAACGCTTGCAATTGACTCAAGCAATACCAATGTACCGATATTAGTTTTCGATATGACTACGCTTCAGCTTATCGATACAATAACGTACACGGCGGGCGGCATCGAATATTATATCGGTAAGGAGTTCGCAGCAAAGCGCCGCAAGTTGGATTTAGCTTTCGTTTATGAATCAACTATGGACACGGTTAAGTTCATTCCAAAAAAGGGTAGTTGCTATGATTGCGGCGGTTCGGTTCGTGAGGCGCATATTTGCCCGTTCGTGGACGCAATAGGCATTAACCTAACGACCGACGGCATAAGCGTGTTAAGTAGTTCGAACAATAAATACACAACGGGAATGAGTTTAAATTACTCGGTAAGCTGCGACCGTCGGGGCTGGTTGTGTTCGATAGGTAATCAAATGAGTTTAGCGTTAGCCTACGCTACGGCGGTTGAAATATATAATTACGCGCTAACGGTTAGCCCTAACCAAAGGGCAAACACAAGCGTAATCGTTAACAAGGGCGCAAAGGATTTAGGCGGCATTACAACCGCTCGCGATATTGCAGCCGACCAATACAATAATGAGTTAACGGCGATGCTTCAAAATATGCGACTGCCCGACGATAATCATTGTTTCGATTGCCGTAAAAACATTAAATACGTTACGGCGTTACCATGACACCCGAGGAAATTAAAAAGCGAACCGACGCAATTTATAATGAATGGCTATCAGACTTTACGCCACTTTATGAAGCACTTGAAGAATTAAAAAGGTTAATGCGTATTAGAATCTTTGAAACTTCGGGCGGTAACCTTAACACGGCGGGCGAAAAAATTCCATTACCCGCAAGGCGTGGCGGCAATTACAGTACGCCTTATTCACCCGCTTACACAAAAATAAAACAGCGCCGACCTATCCCACTTGAGTTAACGGGCTTTTTACGGCGTAATTTTTCAACCGAGCCGATACTCGAGCAAGGGTTAGCCGCTGCATTAATGCTTAATGATTTAGAATACGCAAAGGCGCAAGGCTTACAATTTGGTAGAGAGGTAAACCCGCGTTACACTTTCTTTAGAGGTTACGGTATTATATTTATACCAACTGAGGAAGAAGAAAAAGAATTTTTACGCATACACACACAGTTAATAACTGAGCAAATTAATAAACAACTGGGAGCATGATTTTAAAAACCATTATAGACCGTTTAAACCAACGAGTAGAAGTAAGTAATATATTCGACCGCATTTACGGTTTATGTGAGCTTACAGGCGATAAGGGATGGATTTATTATATAGGCGACGGGCAAGCGCTACCCGTTACGGATTACGATGCTAAAGTAGGTACGCTATTTTGGGCGAAGCGCGGCAAAGTAAATATTTCAAAAGTTGAAAATTTAAGGGTAAGCGGATGCAAACAAATGTATTCGACGAAATTTAACCTTTCAGCTTATGCCGTAGTTCGTAAAAACAATTTACCATGCGATAGCGAGGATGCGGGCGACTGGGTAGCCTCTCGCGTTTTTAAGTTGGTTAGCGGTCGCGATTATGGTTTTAAAGATATTATCGACGTTGTAAGCTACGAAGTAATCCCGAACGGGTACACGGTAGGCGACAAAACATTACCGCCTAACTTTGAGTTTGCAACGGTTGTAATCGAGGTTGAGGTTGAAATAGTAAGCGGTTCGGAAGATACTTGTTACGATATTTGCGATACGGGCGACATACCATTACCGCCCGACTTTTTGCCGTGTAACCCTTGCTTAACCGAGGTTGCTGTTGACGGCATTACAATAATCGGAAACGGTACGCCCGCCGACCCGTTGATTGCAATTGGTGGCGGTACATTAATAGCCTTGCCGTTTACGACCGACCATTTAAGCGCAACGGGTAACGCTTACGCGATTGGTAACATCGTTTGGTACAATGGGAACGTTTATCGCTGCATCGCTGCGAATGATTCAATATTGCCAACTAATACAAGCTATTGGGTTAATCTTGGCGCAGGATTTCCAACGGTTCAACAACCTTCAGATTGGAACTCAACGAGCGGAAATAATCAAATATTGAACAAGCCAACAATTCCGGTTTTGCCTGCGACAATAGTTGAGGACGTAACCGCAACCGCGCCACTAAGTTCAAGCGGTGGAGCTACGCCCGACATAAGCATAACGCAAGCGGATAGCACAACAGACGGATACCTTAGCAGCGCAGATTGGAATACCTTCGATGGCAAGTTTGATGTGCCAACGGGAACAAACTCGGACTACTTAGATGGAACAGGCGCACCTCAGCCATTCCCAACGCTTACAAATGGCACGGTTACATCGGTTGCGGCAACAGTACCTAACCCGACAAACCCAGCATTCAGCGTTGCAGTTCCGAACTCAACCACTACGCCAAGCATTGACATAACTGCAAACGGAGTTGTAAGCCAGTACGTTCGAGGCGATGGCTCTTTAGCTAACTTCCCTTTGGGGGGTGGCGGTGGCGCATCGGTTAACTATTACCTCAACGGCTCAATAAGTCAAGGCACGATAGGGGGTAATGCTTATTTCCAAATGAGCCGCACTCCAGTGCTCGGAGCTGGCACGGACTTTACACGCACAAACGCGCAAGGCAATGGCTATATCGCTCAATTCATAACGGATGCAGGCGACCCAAGCCTTTTGGCAATCCCTTCAGGCAATTGGAACTTCGAGACCTATTTTAACGCATCGAGTGGCGGCGGCAATCCGAGCTTTTACATGGAGCTTTACAAGTACGATGGCGCAACCTTTACGCTAATTTCAACAGGGTCTACAAATCCCGAAGCGATTACAGGCGGCACGGTAGTCGATTTGTACGTTAGTGCACTTGCAGTACCTTCGACAACTTTGCTTGCAACTGATAGGCTCGCAGTACGCATTTTCGTAACTACATCGGGGCGTAACATTACGCTGCACACTGAGGACAACAACCTCTGCCAAGTAATCACAACCTTCACCACAGGGCTTAACGCGTTGAACGGATTGACCGCGCAAGTGCAAAACTTTGCAACGGGTACAAGTGGAACGGATTTCGGGATTACATCGGCAAGTGATACTCACACATTCAACCTACCAACTGCAAGCGCAAGCAATAGAGGCGCATTAAGCACAGCCGATTGGAGTACCTTCAACGGCAAGTTTAACACACCAAGCGGCACGACTGCGCAATATGTGCGAGGCGATGGAACGCTCGCAACATTCCCGACCTTGCCTACAATATTTAAGACTACAACAGATAGCGCAGGATTTACAAATAACTCAAACAATGTAGTATATACTCAACTGATTGCAGCAAACACCTTTGCAGCAGGCGATGTTATTCGCGTTAATTATCGCACAAGAAAAACTGGTACAGCAGGTAATCAAACATTAAGAATATATGTAAATTCCACGGCAGATTTAAGTGGTTCGCCTATATTAGTTGGTGGTTATCAGAATGCAGGAGCGAATATTTTTTTGACAAATCAAATTTTAAGACATTTGGTTATTAAGACAAGCACAAATAATACTGAGGTTATAATTGCTAACGCCGTTAGTACTGCATTTGATTATGGATTACAAGGAAGCGTTACAACTTGCGCTATAAATTGGACGCTTGCTCGCTACTTTGTTTTTGCAATTCAAAACACTCTTTCAACAGATACTAATTTTGGCTCAATGTACTTAATCGAAAAGCTATGACAAACGTAAACATCACATCAAAGGCTATTCAGTTTTTTTCATCCGTTGCGGATGGCGAAATCGATGCGCAACTAATCGCTCCAAATTGGGAGATAGTGGACGAACAAAGTTTGCATATTACTTGTGAGTCAGGCGTGTACTGCTTTGCAACCACAAGCACCACATTCAACGAGCAACAATTTGATAATTCAGAAGACGCCATTTCGTATCTGAATAATTTGTAAATTAGTGGGCAAATTTTACAACTATGGCAGGCGTTAAAGTAACCGATTTACCAGCATTAGGCACGGCAGCCGCAACGGATATTTTGTATATTGTGGATGCCGCTACTGACCAATCAAAACAGATTGAGGTGCAAGATATCTATTCAGGTATGCCGCAGTTTGAAAGTGGTACATTCACCCCTGTTCCATCAGGCGAAAACGATTGCACAGTTAGTATTGTTGGTGATTGCATTTATAGTCGTGTCAATAACGTAGTAACAATATCGTATTATTTAAGCGTCCTAATGGATGGCGGTATAAATACTGGCACATTCAATATGTCAATGCCAGTTGCATCTAATTTCGCAAATGCTCGACAAGCTTTTGGTGTACTTACACCACTAACTAACTCATTCAGCGAATTGGATTATTATATTATTGCAGCCGATACATCATTTGACCAAATTACATTTCAAGTCGATATTATAACAGCAGGCAATTCAATTGACTTTGTTGCCAACATTCAATACATCATCATACCATAATGCGCAGCACCTCACTTCTCGGTCTAAACCTGATTAAGAAGTATGAAGGCTTGCGCTTGAGCTCCTACCTTTGCCCTGCTGGTGTGCCGACAATTGGCTACGGCTCGACACACTACCCGAACGGCAAAAAGATTATTTTAGGCGAAAAGCTCGCAAACGAAAAGGAAGCAACGCAATTGCTACTTGCTACCCTTGAGCCATTCGAAGCGGCGGTAAATAAGCACCTACCGAATATCAATCAATGCCAGTTCGATGCTTTGGTATGCTTTGCGTATAATGTAGGCACGGGTGCATTAATCAAATCCACGCTGCTTAAGAAAGCCAAAGCGAACCACGCAGACCCAAGCATCTTGGACGAGTTCCTAAGATGGAACAAGGCAGGCGGCAAGGTGCTTGCAGGGCTTACCAATCGCAGACGCGAAGAGGCAAATTTGTATTTCTCACTTTGTAAAGTTTAGGGCCTAATTGCCCCAACACAGACAATGCTTTCGCGTATTTTAAATCATGCGAAAACGTGCTACTAAACCAAGGCGAATCATAGACATCATTGTCAAGCATTGGCGTAGCACAATAGGAAGCCTTATGATATTAGTTTCAATCTTTTTGCTAATCTTTAAAGTGATATCAACTGAAACACTCGCGGCAATTGTAGCAACGCTAATAGCCGCTGGGTACATTCCAAAAGCCAAAGACGATGCAGCAAGTTCGTAGAGATACCGTAAAGATTGCACGCCACAATAAGCTCAATGTGGACACTATGAGCTATGAGGTCGACACTACTTTCGTGCAGGCTAACAAAGAATCGTATCAGGCGGTGATTTCAGGGGCTTATGTTCACCCAAAGCCCGAAGTAGTTTTAACTGCATTCGATACAATTAGCCCGTGCGATTTGTCATTATACCCACAGCCAACAGCCTACACGCTCAAAAGTCAACCCGTAAGAAATACCCAAGATTTTGAAACGCCTATGAATTACGATATACTTTTAAACGGAGTTGTATTTAGCTTTACCCTTTGGCTTTCGGCAAAGTATTTAATCGGGTGCGGCGCTGCGTGGCGCTCGCTTTTTACTGATTTGAGAAACGTATAAACATTTAGTATAATTTAACACTATTGCTTATTTTTGCAATGTGTCTACCGTTTACATTTTAGAAAATTCTTTAGACCTTTTTTACGTTGTTACCGAAACGGACGGTACCATAGTAAGCGCCAACGAACTTTTTAAGCATTACGCGAGCCATATTAAGCCGAAAAACATCGTTGACATAGTTAGCAGCCCCGATGACAAAGAAACGTTAATAGAAGCCGTTAAAAGGGCTAAGGATAAACAGCCCGAACCCTCGCGAGTTTACGCCCGAACTAAGCAAAAGAATTTATCCGAGCGTTTTAACGTTTGGAATATCTACACAATTATGGGCGCGGTGCATTTCATCGGCTTTCAATTAGTCGATGTAACCAGCATAACGGCGCACGAACACGAACGCCAACGGGTATTACTTGAGGAATTTAGATTTATGCTTTCGCATGAATTACGGCAGCCCCTAACCTCGGTTAGTGGTTTGGTTAAGTTGATAAGCACGAACAAAGCGATTTCAGAAAGCGAACGCGCCGACCTTTTGCGAATGTTAGAGGAATCGGTTGTAAATTTGGACGAAGCCGTAAGGGTATTAGTTAAAAAAGCAACACGTCAAATATGAATGATAAGCAAATTGATAAGCGGCTGATTAAAGTTCTAAAGATTTACCTAACCGAACGCGAAATGCCGCCCAACGTTGCAAAAGCAATACTAAACGAACAAGCTAAATGCCGTGAAAGAATCGACCAATACATCTCCAAGCTACGTTTGGGCTGAAAGATTGCTATTTTTAGCCGTTTTAAGCCTCTTATTCGTGCGTTCGTGCAACGAACAAGCGCAAACCACACTAGCAGAACAAAAGTTCGTTAAAACGCGTCTAAACGATTCGATAACGATATACACTCAGGCGCAACAAATCACAGAACTTAAGGACTTAACCGAAAAACTGCGTATTGATAAGCCAAAAGCAGCGGTAGAGGTCGTTACGCGCACCGTTTATAAGACTAAAATAGCGTTAGGCGAACCGATTTATATACATGACACCGTTCCCGCGCTTGTTTTGCCGCGTGAGTTTCAAAAGTTTGAGCGCTGGTTTTCGATTACGGGCAAAATTAACCGCCTCGGATACCTTCAAATCGATAGTTTAAGCATACCCGCGACTATTTCGGTAGGCATTGGCGACACTTTACGCGGTGTTTTCCCGTTTCGTAAGCGCGAAAGCGTAATAAGGGTTGCAATTGATAACCCGAACATGGTAGCGGTAGGGCTGCGCAGCTTTGTAATCGAGCAACCGCGCAAAAAATGGTACGAAACAACGGCGGCGAAGGTCGGTTTCGGGGCGCTTATCGGTTTCGGTATCGCACGAGCGCAAAATTAGGCGCGTTCAAAATCAACACTTTATAAATTATTTTGCATTTATTTTTGTAAAAGTATTGCAATTTCAAAAAAGTGTTGTATGTTTGCAGTGTTAAACAATTACACACTTAAACATTCACGCCATGACAACAGAATTTTCAGAAATGGGTTTCAGAATTAACCCAACAATCAAAGCGGAAATCGCAAAACGTTTAGCTATTTTAGACAAAATGCACGAGCAGTCTTTTTGGACTAAAGAAATGGAAGCGATAGAAGTCGCATTACAAAACGAATTAAACGATTTACTTGCAGCCGCCGACGCTTACGACGCTTGCTTTAACTAACCCTCACGGGCGGCTAATAACCGCCCTTTCTTTTTAAACCTTTAAACAATCATACACATGGACACAGTTACAATTTTCCGCAATTACCAAAACACAGAATTTTATTTTTACGACCATCTCAGCGGCGTTATGACAATGCTTGTTAATGACGGCTGCATGAAAGGAATTTACACGCGCTGCGATTCAGGCGCGGCAAACATTTCGCGTAAGTTTCACCGCGAGCAAGTCGAAGGCGTACCAGTTGAACACCGACTATTTGAACCGCTTGAGCGCAACAAATTCAGCGAACTATTTATCGAGGTTATTGACGGTATTAACCGCAACTTAGTACACTCGTTCGAATCTGAGAATCTTTAATTTTTAACCCTTTAATACTTTTTAAAATGGCTTTAACAGCACCCGTAGGCGGAACGGCAAACCGCCAAATCGCACCCGAGGGTAGTTACCCTGCGCGCTGCTATCAAATTATCGACCTCGGTACGACCGAACAAGGCGGTATTTATGCAGGCAAAAAACGCAAAGTTCAATTCCTATTCGAACTGCCAACCGAGAAAGCGGTATTCGATGAAAGCAAAGGCGAACAGCCGTACTACGTTCGCAGCATTTACACGCTATCGATGAACGAAAAGGCTTTATTACGTCGCGATGTTTCGGCATGGCTCGGCAAAAAGTTAACTGATTCTGAAGCCTCAAAGCTCGATATTTTTAAGATGCTTGGGAAAACGTGCATGGTAAATATTGCGCACGTTACCAAAGGTGAAAACACCTATGCAAACATTATAAGTTTTGCGCCGCTTATGAAAGGCTACGAATGCCCCGCACCGATTAACGAGGCGTTTACCTACACCCCGACCGCGCACGAACAAGAAGTATTCGCAAAACTGCCCGAGTTTTTACAGGATAAGATTAAGGAATCGGACGAATACAAAGCAATGACAACGGCAAGTTTTAAAAACGATTTTACACCTAAAACGCAGCCACCTCAGAACTTTGAAGACCTACCCGACATCGACGATATTTTCGGACAAAAGGCGGCTAATGACTTACCGTGGGATTAAATGATAAAGGGCGGCAAAGCGCCGCCCTCTAACTTACCAAATAAATAAACATACATGAACACACTTGCAAAGGTACAAATACCAATCGAAAAAATATACCACGCGATAAATTCGCCTCAAACGTTAAACGCGCAATCGATAGTAGCGCGTAACACGGGCGGCGGCGAAGCGCTCTCGATTCAAAACGTAAGCGAATATACAGCAATGAACGCCGCTGTAAAAGACGTAAGCGATGCGGTTAAGGCAATCGAAGCAGCCCGTAAAGAGGTAACCACACCGCTCGAGCATTTCAAAAAGGAACTTATTAAGCTCGAAAAGGATGCCACAGCGCCGCTACTCGATTTTATCGAAGATGCTAAAAAGCGAATGGTAGAATATCACGAACGCCTCGAAGCCGAACAAGAAGCCGCCGAAGCGAAGCTAATAGCCGAAGCTGCTCAAAGCATCAAAGAAGCCGAAGCGGTTAGCGATGTAATCGCAGCGTTTACCGATAAGCTCTATGCCACCACAGTAGAGAATAGCCAAACGAAAAACATACGCAGCACCATTAAGGCGCGCGTTAACGGAGAGGTTAACTGGGTAAAGGTGCTTTCGGTTCAATTCGCATTTAACAACTTAAAGCCCGAAGATTTACTAAACGGCTTAGCCAAAGCAATGAAGGATTTAGGCGTTGATAGCATCGAAGGCATTGAGCTTTACGAACACAAAACCCAAGTAATCCGATGAACAATTACACCAATACAATAACAAACATTAAACACTTAAAACCTATGTACACTTTCACACAATTAACGCATAGTGAAATATGCGAACGAATCGAAACGGCACGCAAGCGCCACAAATTAACTAAAGCGGAGTTTAGCCGAATGGCTGGTTATACCTCATGCGCTCTAAACAAATGGCTAATTAATACAAGATTTAGCTCGGTATCTTATAACCGCGTAATGGATGTAATCAAAAAGCTCGATAATTCGCCCGAACAAATCGAAATTAAGTTTACCCCTAAGCCAGTTGAAAAGCAAACCTACGGCGTTTTAAGCATCGAAACTGCTATAAAAATGCTAAAGGATGCAGGGTATAAGATTTCTAAACGAGTTGAAAAATGGGAGGAAATCTAATGCAAAACAAAATAACAGCCGTTGAATGGTTAGCCGTTCAACTTGAAAAGTATTACGGAAATCAAAAAATTACAGATACCGAGGCGTTTATAACCGCCAAAGCAATGGAAGAACTGCAAATAATCGACGCGCACGATAGCGGATACATTGACGGGCAAGGGCAAAAAAGTATATCAGCCGAACAATATTACACCGAAACCTATGGAGAATAGACAAACAGCAGTTGAGTGGTATCATACAAAATTAGCAGAGCCAACAACTCAAGCAAAAGATGTAAATACAATATTCCTATTAGCCAAAGCAATGGAGAAGGAGCAGATAGTTGATGCTTTTGATAATGGTGCTGAAGAATGGACACCGATTGAATATTCAGATGGGCAACATTACTACAATCACAATTTCGAATCATGACACGCGAAGAATACATTAAACATCCAGCCATAAGCGCAAGCCGTATAAAACGATTTTACACGGGCGACATAAGTTACGCGCAAACTGCGTTAGATGCAGGCGCGGCGTTCCATTTCGATTTACTTGAGCAGCCTTATGAAAGTATGCCACCAAACACGCAAAACGTTTATAATGCGATTCACGCGGTCGAAATGTTAGGCGAACTATTCGATAAATCGCATCACGAATACATTACCCTAAACACGGTAACCGTTGGCGGCATAACGGTCGAAGGTAAAGGAATGATGGATTTATGCTGGCTTGAGCGCGGTATAATTGCCGACGTTAAAACAACAAGCGCAAAGAATATAAAAGCCTTCGCCGCTGATATGGTAGCGCATTGTAACCATGTGCAAGCGGTTTGGTATTCGCTTTTGATGGGCTTTGACCCTCGGCAGTTTTACTATATAGGAGTACCGCCAAAGGTTAAAAAGTCGGGTAAGTTTAGCGACTTGTATTTGTACCGCCATAACGAGGATGAAATCGCAAGCGCAACGGATTTAATAATTAACTATTTGAACCATGAAGGAACGCGTTAAACAAACGAAATTTGATTACCTAAAGCTAATTAGCCAACTCGATAGGCTCATTAAATGGATGCCTGACACGGGTGTCGGGTATCAAAAAAAGTTAACCAAGTGCGCCGAGTTTTGGTGGCTGCATAAAGGAACCATACCAGCGAACACGATTGCAATACTTTTAAAAGTTGAAAGAACCGATTTAATAAACTTACTCAATGCGCAAATCATCGAAAGAGGCACTTACATACGCTAACGACCTCGGCGACCTAACAGAGTTTATAGGACATACTTACAAAAACGTAGCTGCATATCTTTTATCTTGCGGCTTCGAATATTTAGAGTGCTGTTTTAAGTATCGTAAAGTTTTTAACGACCACGAAAACAATCGAAGCATTTTAATAGACCTTTACGACGAAACAACCGAGCTAAAGGGGCGCGTTGAATACATGATAGTTTGTAATAGTATTTACAAACGATGAAAAGCCGCCAGCCACGCGAAAGCGATATTTATTCAGCCATTGCACGTTACATGAGTTTAAAGCACCCCGAAATACTTTTTAGGTTTGACTTTAGCGCAGGAACTAAAATGAGCATGGGGCAAGCAAGGGTACATAAAAGCATGAACCCGCAAAGAGGTTACCCCGATTTATTTATCGCTGCGCCGCGTGGAAACTTTAGCGGTTTATTCATTGAAATCAAAAAAGGCGATTTTAAGCCGTTTAAACGCGATGGAACGCTAAAGCAAGATGAACACCTTACCGAACAATTTGAAGTCCTTACGCGGCTTAAAAACGCAGGTTTTGAGGCTTTGTTTTGCTCGGGCTTAGATGAGTGCATTGAAACGATTGAAAAGTATTTGAATAAATAAATTTTGTAAATTTGAAACGTTTAGAGGTGGAATCCTAAACGAAACGAAATTAACTTATCGCCCTTTGGGTTTACGAGGCAAGGTGTATCCGAGCCGATTCCACCGTAAATTTCAAGGGGCTTTCTATTTTATGAAAAAATCGTTTGTACTTTATACGGATAACTGGGTAACATTAAAGCACCTTTCTAATGAGCAACTCGGAGAATTAATGCGAATGCTTTTTGAATATCAAATCGAAGGTGCAACGCCTGAACCGTCAAACCCTCTATTTATTGCTTTCGGGTTTATTCGCTCCGCTATGGATAGAGATTTAGAAAAATGGAACGAACGAGCTGAACGTGCGAGGGTTAATGGTTTAAAAGGTGGACGACCAAAAGAAAACCAAGATGGTTTACAAGAAACCCAAAAAACCCAGTCGGTTAAATCAAAACCCAAAAAACCTGTTAATGTAAGTGTAAGTGTTAATGATAGTGTAAGTGTTAATGTAAATGCAAATGCTAACGCTAACTTTAAAAAGTGGAGCGAGCAAGATTTGATTGAAGCTATGACACCTTACAAGGATAGATACCCTAAAGAACTTTTAAACGCTTTCTTTAACTATTGGACTGAGCCGCTCGCAAACGGTAAAATACGTTTGACCTCTCAAGACGCTTGGGATACTGGTCGAAGGTTGGTAACATGGAATAAACGCGACACCGATAAACAACCTAAAAACTCAACAGTAACACGCGCCTCGATGGGGCTAAAGATGCAATGACAAAAATATTTTTAAAATAATTTAGAAAAAGTTTGCAGAATCAAAAAAGAGTTGTATGTTTGCCTCATCAAACTCTTAAACACTTACACAATGACAACTTCAATTTTAACTACAAAACTTCGCAACGGTGTAACAGTATTAGCAAAAGCTGATAGGTATGGCATAAACGCCGTAGGTTACTCAAACCTAACACAAGCTAACGCACGTCAAATTAAACTTTCTTTAGAGGGTATTGATTGCTCGGTATATCGCACACCATGTAATATGTCGGTAACCTACATTAAAATAAATAACTAATCAAAACGGGCGGTTAACAGCCGCCCAACTTTTTAAATCTTTAATATTTTATACTATGGAACGCAAAACAGTCAAAACAGAATTTGAAATAACAACAACATCAGAGGGTAAAATATTTGCAAAAGTTGGCGATATAATAATTATTTCAAACCGCGATTCAGAGCATTACAATGTACATAAAGTGAATGATACTAAAATATTTTCGCGGTGGATGCGTAAAGGATGGATTAACGCAAAATGTAACTAAATGAAACCACTACCAAAAATCGAGCAGGCTTTAATATTCCTTTGCCTAAACGCGGACGAAAATTATAAAGAGATAATGCCGCAACTCGGAGAACACTTATTTCAAGATGCCACCGCCCTAAGTTGTTTTAAGCTCATTAAGACAATCATAAAAGACGAAAAGCAACCGACGCTCCTAACCATTGCCCAATATAACAAAACCGAAAAAAGCCTAACGCCGCAAAACATTTCGGAGCTTGCAAGCTGGGGCAATGAGTTATCGTATAACGAACCCGTTAACGATTACATCGCAATTCTAAAAGACGAACACATTAAACGCTCAGTTAGTTCAATACTTACCGAGCAAGCGTTAGGAATTGGAACCATGCGCAGCGGCATTGAAACCGCAACCGAAATAATAAAACGCCTTAACTCTTTAATCGAGGACGGTAGCCCGACCGATAATATCATAAACATGGCTCAACTATCCGACGAAGAACGGCAAGCATATTACCGCCGCGCCGCTTTGTTTCAGTCGGGTAAAACGAGCGGATTAAACACGGGCTTAAGCGCCTTAAATCGTTTTACGGGTGGCTTTCATCCCGAACTAATAATCTTAGCGGGTCGCCCGTCGATGGGTAAAACCGCCCTCGCACTATTTCACGCGGTGCAATTTGGCGAGGCGGGTGTTTATTTTAACCTCGAAATGAATCGAAGCCAGTTAGCGCAGCGCCTTATTTTACAGCACGGCGAAAGCCTAATTAATAGCGCACGCCTTCGCGATGGTAACCTAACACAACCCGAACTACACGCGTTCGAGCAATCGATAGGTAAAACAGAAAAGTTACCTATTTTGATTTACGATAAGGCTCGATGCGGCGTTCATGAAGCCGTTAGGATATTGCGCCGAGAGGTTCGTAAAAATCATTGTAAGTGGGCTATAATCGATTATTTGCAGTTAATGACGATAGAAGGCTTTAAAGGCGGTAATCGCGAAGCTGAGGTAGCTGAGATAAGCCGCACATTAAAAGCCGCGCAAAAGGAACTAAATATACCGATTATCGCACTTGCGCAATTGAGCAGACAAGTTGAACAACGCGCCGATAAAAGACCGATACTTTCAGACCTTCGCGAGTCGGGTAGCATCGAACAGGATGCCGATACCGTTATGTTCGTTTGGCGACCTTCATACTATGCGCTTAATGAGGATAACGGCACGCCATATACAAACGACGTTTTTTACTTATTCGAGAAACATCGGCAAGGCTCAACGGGCGAGGTAAGGTTTAAGCACAATGAAACGCTAACCCACTTTACAGATAACGGCGGCAATACGGGTAGCACCTTTTTACCAGTTAAGGAAACGGCAATACTACCTAACGAAACATTTGATTTTACACCGTTTTGATTTTTAATTTTATGAATGTACTGAGTTTATTTGATGGCATGAGTTGTGGGCAAATCGCACTTAATAATTTAGGTTTTAAAATCGAAAATTATTTTGCAAGTGAGATAAAAAAACACGCTATACAATGCACTTTAGATAATTTCCCAAATACTAAACATATTGGGGATGTAACAAAAGTAAAAGGTGTTGATTTGCCTAAAATTGATTTATTAATAGGTGGTAGCCCATGTCAAGATTTTAGTAGGGCAAATAGTGTAAGAGACGGGTTAAAAGGAATGAAATCAATGTTGTTTTATGAATATATAAGATTGCTTGAGGAAACAAAACCTACTTACTATTTACTTGAAAACGTAATTATGGACGATTTAGGATATAATACAATAAGCGATTTATTAGGAACTGAGCCAGTAAGATTATGCGGTAGCAGAGTAAGCGGAGCATTAAGAGATAGATTATTTTGGACTAATATAGGGCCTGAGTATAGGGATTTATTTGGCAACAGAAAGAGCGCGATACCACAACCAAAAGATAAAAAGATAATGTTAAACGATATATTAGAATATGGTTATTCAGATAAGAAAAAACATACTTGTTTAAATACAAGTTGTGGGCGAGATGCAAATCAAAGATATATGTTGCATAGATATGCAACGACAGGAATGACAACCATAATTTATACAGATAAAACAATGGACGAAAAAAAGGGGGTACGGTATTGCACACAAACAGAGATTGAAAGATTGCATAATATACCCGAAGGATATACACGAAACTTAAATAAAGCACAAGCTGGCAACTTAATTGGTGATGGGTGGACTGTTGGAATAGTTGAACATATCTTTTCTTTTTTGAATGGTTTTGAAAAAAAATAAATTTTGTTTAAAACATGACCACCGAAGAACGAATAATAGATTACATGACAAACTATGAACCCGAGCAAGGCGAATTTAAAGAGGGCGTTACGCATTACACCGATACCCTTAAAACGCATCGAAGCTATGCAGCGCAATTAACGAGCGCGCCGCGCACCTCGATAGCCTACCGATTGTATTTAAACCGCTCGCTCGATTGGTTGAAGCTGCTAAAAAAACACGGCATTAATTTGCAAAACGTAATCAAAAAATGAGTATATTTGCAGCAATGGAAGCAACACCGAAACCGATTTCGAAGCGTGGCGGTCGCCGTGAGGGTGCTGGTAGGTCGAAGCAATACGGCGAACAAACCTCGACGTTATGCTTTCGCGTACCGCAAACGCACCGCGAAAAGATTACCTCAATGGTTCGCGCATACCTCGAAGGATTAAAGCTCGAATACAAATCAAAGAAACACGACCCCGAGTATGGATGCTAAACTATTAACCATACCGTGTGCGATTGAATCAGTAGCCACACGCCGCGATAAAACGATTAAGGTAACAATCGGAACGCAGGAACTAACACCCGAACAAACGAGCGCGCTATTTAATCAATGGATGGGTGGCGTAGGTGTTATGGCATTTAAAGGCGAACAATTCAATTACAACGATGAACAGCTTTTAAATAATCTTAAACTCGATGCCGCCGAACTTGGAAGCAAAACACCGAGCCAGCGCCTACGCGCTACCCTGTACGTTCTATTCGAACACGCGCCCGAAGGTCATAAGGATTTCAACAGCTTTTACGCGGCAATGATGGAGCGCTTTATTGAAATGGTTAAGAAACGAATCGACACTTATAATTTGTAAATTTGTAATACTATGCCACTATTTAACGGCGACACGCCCGAAGTAATACAGATGAACATTCGCAAGCTAATAGGCGAAGGTTACTCAAACGAGCAAGCGATAGCGATAGCATACGCGGAGGCTGAGAAATACCGCAAAGCAAGAAACAAGAAATGAGCGTACAACTAATAAACATATCCGAGCTAACGGTTAACCCGAACAACCCGCGCATTATTAAGGACGAAAAGTTCGATAAGCTGGTGCAATCGATTAAGGAGTTTCCCGATATGCTAAAGTATCGCCCGATAGTAGTGGACGAGAATAACGTTATTTTAGGCGGTAATATGCGTTTTAAAGCGTGCAAAGCTGCCAAGCTAAAGCAAGTACCCATTATGAAGGCAAGCGAGCTTACAGAGGCTCAAAAGCGCGAATTTATAATTAAGGATAATGTAAGCGGCGGCGAGTGGGATTGGGCGATGTTGCAAAACGAATGGGATACTGAACAGCTCGATGCGTGGGGCCTAGATGTGCCGAGTTTTGAAACACAAGACTATTCAGATAAAAACGAAGAAATTGATATAGATTCTTTAGATTTTGAAATGATTATAAAACTTAAATATACCGAAGAAGAGTATAATTTAGTTCGTAATCAATTAAGTAAAATAGCTTCAACACCTGAGCAAGCGGTTTGGAAATTATTAGGCAATGAGTAAATATAGGTTTCCATATAAGTGGTATTTAAAAGACGGCTATCCTCAAAGCAATGGCTTAAAAGTGTTCGGCACTTTTATTTGTGGGGGTGGCTCAACTATGGGCTATAAATTAGCTGGCTTTGAGCATTTAGGAGGCGTTGAAATAGACCCACCAATAGCAGACGTTTATAAAACTAATCACAACCCAAAATATTTGTTTGTTGAAGATATTCGAGATTTTGCGAATAGACTAGACTTTCCTGAAGATTTATACAACCTTGATATTTTAGATGGTTCGCCGCCTTGCAGTTCGTTTAGTATGGCAGGCAATCGTGAAAAAGACTGGGGCAAAACAAAAGTATTTAGGGAGGGGCAAGCAGAACAGCGATTAGATGATTTATTTTTTGATTACATACGACTTGCAAAAAAGTTACAGCCAAAAGTTGTTATAGCTGAAAATGTAAAAGGATTAATTCAAGGCAATGCAAAGGCATACGTTCACAGGATAAAAAAAGAGTTTGAAGCTGCAGGATATAAAGTTCAATTGTTTTTGCTTAATGCTGCGAGTATGGGCGTACCTCAAAAACGCGAAAGGGTATTTTTTATTTGTCAAAGAAACGATTTAAACTTTCCTAAATTAGAATTAAATTTTAATGAAGAGTCAATAAAATTAGGTGAATTCATAGATAGCTCAAAAGGATTAAATTTATCAAAAGACGGAAAGTTATATTCAGATTGGTTACAAAGAATAGAAACAGATAAAAATTTTGGAGATATTTGTTTAAGAACAGAAAAAAAACAAAAAAGCTTTGGAAGAGTTTTGATTAAAAAAAATGATTATGCTCCGACAATTGTAAGCGGAAATCAATATATTTATTTTGATGAATTTAAAGAAATATCAAATCAAGATATTCAACAAATAGGTAGCTATCCTCTTGATTACAACTTTAAAAAGATTGAGCCAAAGTATTTAATAGGTATGTCAGTTCCTCCTGTTATGACCGCACAGATAGCAACTGAAATTTATAATCAATGGTTTAAGTAATACAGCGAAAAAACAGCGATGCCAAAGCCAGAAAACATAGAGCCACATAAATTCAAGAAAGGGCAAACGGGAAACCCTAACGGGCGACCCCGCAAGCTGCCCGAACTTGATAAGCTGTTAGCCGATGTATTAGGCGAAGAAAAGGACGGCGTAACTGCGGGCGAAGCGATATTGAAAGCAATTCGCGCACGCGCAGCTAAAGGCGATGTAAGGGCTGCGGAATTATTATTAGACCGTGCCTATGGTAAACCGAAGCAAAGCATTGACAATAATATAACAACAACTGAGCCGCTTGTTATCATACGCACCGAACCGAGCAAACCGAATGAATGAATTTTACGCTAACCGAAACACAAACGACCGCGTTCGATTACGCCGTTAATGGCAGTAAACGCGTTATTGTTTTCGGGGGCGCGATTCGAGGCGGCAAAACGTATTGGCTTCTATTAACTCTAACATCGCTTTGTTTAACATACCCGCGTTCGAGGTGGGCGATTATTCGTAAAAGCCTACCCGATTTAAAGCGTACCACTTTCCCGAGCTTTGCCTCAATAATGATGGACGGGGTAAGTAGTTACGTTAAGAACTGGAATAGGGAAACGAACGTTATCACTTTTACAAACGGCTCGGAGCTTATCTTCATGGCTGAAAGTTTCGACGACGATAAAGACCTTAACCGCTTTAGAGGTTTAGAGATTAACGGCGCGGGCTTAGATGAAGTAAACGAATTGCAGGAAGTAACATTCTACAAAGTTCAGGAACGTATAGGCAGTTGGAATAAAGCGCATGGTAAGCCGCCTATCGTTTGCCTCGCAACGTGCAACCCCGCTCAAAACTGGGTTAAGTCGATTATTTACAACCGTTACCGCGAAAACACATTACCCGAGCGTTGGGCGTACATACCGAGCCGAATAACCGATAACCCACACATCGCGCCCGAATACTTAGATGCACTAAAAGAATTGCCGCCTATTCAATACGCCCGTTTCGTTGAGGGCGACTGGGATGTATTAGACGACGTTGCTAACCCGTTCTTATACGCTTGGAGCGACGAAAAGCACATCGACGATAGTGTAACGCACAACGCGCATTTACCTACGTTTATAAGCGTCGATTTCAACATTAACCCGTTATGCGCTTTGGTTATTCAAAACGTTGGCAGCTCGGCTATGGTAGTGGATGAAATAAAGATAGAGCGCGGCTCGATAGATGCGTTCTGCGATGCGGTCGAAGCATTGAACATACCAACGGGCTTAATACGCATAACAGGCGACGCAATGGGCAAAGGTGGTACAATACAGGAACGCGATAACTCGAGCGCTTACATTCAGATTAAACGCCGCCTTAAGTTAGCCGATAACCAAATAATTATACCAGCGAACCCGCGACACGTTAACAGCCGTATCGATTGCAATACCGCGCTCAAGAAACTCGATATACGCGTTAATAGTAAAAATTGCAAAGGCTTTGTTTTCGATGCTAAGCAAGTGCAATGCAACGCGGACGGGCAAATAATAAAAAGCAATCGAAAAAACATTTCTGAGCGTGCTGACTTTTTAGATTGTTTTCGTTACTTTGTGAACGCAATTCTAAAGCGATACTTATGAGCGTTTGTACACCTTGCTTCGATTCAGGCATTCAAGTAGCTTACTGTAACGGCGGTATAGCGTTCGGATTTGTAGAACCCGAAACTAACTACACGATAACGCTAAAGCACAACGCAACGAATAAGGTTCAAGTGTTTAACGCCGAATCCGATTTAGATGGGCTGCTAACCATTACGGGAGCGAAGATAGATAACGGGCAAGGCTACACGATTGAGTTAGCAGGCTGCAACAAGTTTACGATTTGTGAAGTCGAATACGATTGCATTAGCTTTAGCGTGGCGAACATTGAAATAATCAGCGAAGAACCCGAAGTAATTAACTTAATGGAATGCGTAGTATGCAACGGATAAAATCAATATTACACGGCTGGTATCTTTGGGTAACATCGAACAAGGAAGCGAACGCGCTAAGTGATACGCGAACGCCTATTTGCCAATTATGTCAGCATCGCAATAAGTTGTTAAACGTTTGTAATGAGTGCGGTTGTTTCTTGCCCGCTAAAACGCGTGTACAAGATGCGCAATGCCCGCACGACTATTGGAGCTAAAAATGACTGGGTTCATCCTCTGCCAAGCGTTCCTGACCGAGTCGCTCGATACCGAGGATGAAACCCTTCGCGAACTAAGCGAGCGCGATATTGGGTTCGTTGAGGTGCTAATAAACGTAAACGATATAAGCCATGTGTTTAGCGGCGAAACTGAAGATTCAATAATTCAATTGCGTAGCGGCAATATCATAAAAGTAAAAAATGACATCGACCACATTATTCAGCAAATTAGGCGTGCGACTGCGATTAATATTTTCGCGCAATAAGGCGAACCCCGAACTACCTAAATACAACTTAGTTCAGCTATTCAGTAAAGAAGGCTTTAGCTATTACCGATTCCCAAAAGAAACTTCATTACCGCTCGAACGCTTTGCCATGAGTATGAGTTTGCTCGAGCGCTTAAGTAGCGGGCTTTCGGGTTCTGAAATGGAAGCAATACTAACCGAAATGGAAAAGGCTTTAGGCGCTGGTTTAACGAACCCACGCAACGCCGCGTTAGTTGCTACCTATATACACGTTATTAGAGAAAGGCAAAACACGGTAATACATCGCGACCTATTGTTGAACATTGCCGCAACGTGGGTAATACGCTCGGATGAAAACCCAGCGATTATAAACCCCGACATTCACGAAGCTAAACTAAAACTATTTGAGGCGATGGCAGAGGAGGGGTCGCACGATTTTTTTACAGGTTTGGATATCGAGCCGCTGAAACCCTTGTTACATATGTCGCCCGAAGAGTTAACGACATTATGGGACTACAACCGAGTTCAAATTCAAAAGCTACACGAAACGTTAGCGGCGTTGAGTTCTCACCGCGACGAAGGGCAAAGCAAGCGCAAGACAAATTTAGGGAGCAAGTGATGCACATCGCGGGCGGTAATGTTCTCGAGTTTAAAGAATTGATGCAGTCCGATATTGACGTTTTTTTGATTAAATTTGAGGTGTTCTATAAGCAACACCAAAATGGCTGAAGTTTTAATTAAGTACAAAGCCGACGCGGGCGACCTCGAAGCAACGGTTAACAAGATTAACGAAGTAAATAACGAGGCGGTTAAGTCGGCTCAAAAGACTTCGGATAGGGTAGCCACCGAGTTTAAGAAAATGGGTAGCTCTGCCGTTAACGCTTTTGCAAATCAGCAGCTTAAGGGCGCTATTAATAACTTAAATACCGAGGTTAATACTTTAACCAATAGCGTAAAAAAGTTTGATGCTGAAGCGCAAAAGACTAATAAGGTATTAGTTCAATCGGCTCAAGACGTTGCTAAGTACGAAGATAGGTTACGCGAATTGTCGGTAGCTGGTCAAAGGGCAACGCAAGAATTTGAAGATATAGCGAAAGCGGTCGGTGAATACAAGTCGGCTATTATTGCCGCTGATAGGGCTGTTGATTTATACGCTAAGTCAACCGATGCCGCAACGGGTCGAATAGGCGAGCTTGAAGATAAGCTATACGATTTATCTTTAGCAGGGAAATCCAATACGCAAGAGTTCAAGGACTTGGTTCGCGAGGTTGCTAATGTTAAACGTGCGATAGTTGAAACCGATAAGCAAGTCGATTCGTTCGTTGAACGCTCGAGGGGCTTTGGTACGGTAGTGCAAAACATTGAGTTAGTCGGGAACGCATTTCAAGTAGTCGAAGGTGCGGCGGCATTGTTCGGAGATGAAAACGAGGAACTACAAAAGACGCTCGTTAAGTTGCAAGCCATTACAGCTATTACCTCGGGTATTGAGCAAGCGCGTTTAATATTAATCGACCAAACGGCTCAAAAGACGGGAATCGCAGCGGTGGCGCAAAGGGCTTACGGGTTAGCGGTTGGTCAATCAACGGGAGCGTTAAAGATATTTAGAATCGCATTGTTAGCTACGGGAGTTGGAGCTTTAGCCCTCGGATTAGTTGCTTTGATTAATAATTTTGATAAGGTTAAAGCCGCTTTACAAAATTCAATACCAGGATTTAAAACCGTTAGCAACGCAATTGGAAATGTAGTCGACACTATTAAAGAATGGGTAGGCGCATCCGATGATGCAGAGCGCGCGGGGGCTGCATTTGAAAACGCGTCTAAAAAGCAAAAGGCGGCTTCGGATGCAACAGTTAAAAATATTGAGCGGCAAATAGCTTTAGCCGAATCGGCAGGGCGTTCAACCGTTGAGCTTGAGATACAACGCGAGCAAGCAATCATAAAAGCTAACCAAGCAATTATAGCCGACTATGTTAAAAAGGCAGGAACATTAAGCCAATTAAGCGATGAAGAAAAGGCAAAAGCTAAAGAGGTAAACGACGCAGCGGTTCAGGCTGTATTTGACGCGAGCGCTGAAATAACTATTATAAGAAACAAAGCGTCCCAAGAAGCAAACGACAAAGCTAAAGAGGACGCAAAGAAAAGAGCCGATGCCGAAAAGAAAGCTGCTGAAGATTTAGAGAAAGAACAAAAAGAGCTCCTCGATAAGCGAATTAAAAACCAACAAGCCGCTAACGATTCAATCGCGGCATCGCGCGAAGCCGACTTACAAGAAGAACTCGCAGCCGTTGCGGTTGCTGACGATGCGAGCTTTCAGTTACGCATCGAAAGTTTAGAAAAGCAAAAGGCAATCGAGATAGCCGCCGCCGAAGAAGCGGGGCTATTAACTTACGAAATCGAAAAGAAATATACCGAGCAAATAGCCGCTTTAAAAGCCGCGCAAGCGCAAAGCGAAATAAACACGCGTATAAATACCCTTAAGCAATTAGAAGCCGCCGAGGGTAGCACGTTAGAGCGCCGCATTCAATTAATCGAAGAACAAGCCAACGCTCAAAAGCTACAAATAACCAACAGCATAAAAGACGAAAAGGAACGCGCGAGCGCGATTCTATTGCTTGAAACCGAAACGCAAAACGCGATACGCGAGGAACGTAAGAAAACAAACCAGCAAACAATAGATTACGCTTTTGAGGTTGCTGATGCGGTTGCAAATACTTTGGGCGCTATTGTAGAATTACAGGGCGCGCAATCTCAGGCGCGTATTGATGAAATAAACAATACAGCAACTTTAGAACAGGAAGCCATTAATAAGAGTTTAGAAAGCGAAGCCGATAAGCAACGTAAACTCGATGCTTTACGCTTGCGCACAAGCCGACAAATAGCAGCTGAAAAGACAAAGCAAGCTAAATCCGAGCGGGCGTTAAACGTGTTTAAGGCGGTAATTGATACCGCAGCCTCGATAACTAAAACGGGTGCGCAGCTCGGTTATCCTGCGGCTATTCCTTTTCAAGTTGCGGCTGGTGTAATTGGTGCTACTCAAATCGCTGCCATATTAGCGCAGCCGCTGCCTAAGTTTAAGAAAGGGGGTATTGTAGGAGGTCGAAGCCATGAAGCGGGCGGTACTATAATCGAAGCCGAGCGCGGCGAATTTGTAGTTAACCGCAACGCAGTAACGCGCCACCGTTCTGAACTCGATGCCTTAAACACATCGAGCGCGGCGTTTAGGCGTTTAATAGATGAGCGTTACGTTCGCCCCGCATTAAATTACTACATGGGCAAAAAGGAGCGCGCTATTAACGTCAATGCTTCATTAAACAGTAAAGGCATGGAGAAAGAAATTAAAGGCATGAGACGCGACCTAAAGCGTAATAAAACGATTGTAAATATTAACGGCAACGATTCGCGGTACGCATGGCATCTGAATTAAAATTTTTAATTGATAGCCTCGATAGGGGTCAACCATTAAACCCCGAGGACTTTGGTATAACAATAAACGAGGACGAAACAATTGGAGCGCGCATAGTTTCATTCGATAATGAGCTAACGTTTGGCGGTGATGTGTTCGGATACCTTTACGCTAAACTTGAAACGTCGGGCTATTGTGAATTGGTTCGTGTAGAGGTGCAATACCTTTGCGCCTCGGGAACTTGGGAGCGTTTAGTTGATGGCTATATAATTGCAACGGAGTCTAACTTTTTGCTCGATAAGTGTCAAGTTAAAACAAAGGTTTACGACGAAACTTTTAGCACAAAGATTAACAATAATAAGTCGATACCGTTTTCGCTACGCCTTACAACCTCAAAGAACGGTACACCAATAACGCCGCCAACTATTCGACGCCTCGATATATTCGACCCTGCGATGGGTACATGGTATACTAATTTTACTTATGGCTACGGCGTTTACGATGTGTTCGCGCATTTAGTAAACTGCATGAGCGACGGGCTTGTAGATTTTGCCTCTAACCTTTTTGATTATACCGACCCGACAAACGACATACCAGTATATACGCAGGGCAATATGTTACGAACCCGCACCGATATTGAAATCTCGGCGACGTTTGAGCAATTGTATTTAACTTTAAAACAAAAGTTAAACCTCGGTATGGGTTTTGAAAGGCAAGCGAACGGGCGACCATTATTGCGTATTGAACCCGTTAGCTATTTCCAACAATCAACAGCCTCGGTTAATCTTTACGACCAGCCCGAAATCGAAATGAAGTTCGATGTATCGCGGCTTTACGCGTCTGTTAACTTTGGTTCGTCGCCTTATTTATTCCCGAACGAGTGCAACGGGGGCGACGGCTTTTGCTTATTTCCGCAGCCAGTATTTCAAGGCTTTCGTGATGAATCTTTTGGCTTTGTTGGTGAATGCAATACTTCGAACGTATTAAACCTAAAAACGAGCGACGTTGTGTTCGACCATAACGTTATTGAAGATATTTTACGATACAATAGCGAAGCCTACGAATTAAGCCCTATAATAATTCAAAGCGATTACCGTAGCCGTTTCGCTCCTAATTCATTTAGTGCGCGGGTTTATAATCTAACGGGGCTAACGATTCCATTTTACAACCTCAACTATTCTAACGAGGGTGTTTCGAGTAATTGGTTAAATGGTTTTCCTAATTCTTTGCAAGGGTTCTTTAATCAGGGCGACGCATTGTTAACCCCATTTTTAGCGCGAGTAATAAACGCCCCAACGCTACCATCGTGGGAAATTATAAATACTACATCAACTTCGTATAGTGAATATAGCGGCGACTTTATCCCTTTTAACAATGAGATTATAGACGCAGGAAATAATTTTAACGTTCGAAGGTATCGCGTGCCGTTCTCGGGTATTTATACTTTTAACCTTTCTTTAGTTTCTTTACCAAGTGTAGGCAACAGAACTTTAATAGGAATAATAAAACGTTTAGACGGTTTAGGCAATGTTCAACAAGAGGTGCAAGGTACACCCGTGAGCGGTGGGGTTGCGTTGCTTACAACCGCTACGGCTACTTTTTATTGTAATGAAGGCGATTTTGTAGTAGCCGATATTACAGGCGCTTCGAGCGTTGGAACTCAAATCGAAACAATACAAATAAACGCGCTTTCGTTTTTTGAAGGCGAAGGCACAAACTTTCAAAGCCCCGATTTGCAACCCGTCGATATTAACGACGTGCAAGCCTACCTATACAAGTTTAAACGCCCGTTAAGTATGGCAGAAATAAACGCGATAACAAGCGAAACATCGAAGCCTATTTTATTAGGGCGCAAAGAGGATAGCCTCGCGGTTACGCCGACCTACATTAAAAACATTCAAATAGAATCAGTAATGCGCAAGGGCGCACAATTCGAGTTACGTTCTAACAAACTACTTCCATGAGTTACACATCCATACCAAACCAACCAATATTATTTAACAGCGTTTTACCCGAGCAATGCGAGGGCTGTAATAGCACCTTTGCGCAGCTTGCCGACTTTAACGACCAACTATTTTGGCAGCTCGAAGCGGGGCAATGTG